TTGCGTGTCTCTACCTCGCCGGTTGCCGGCCGCACGCGCAATTTGAACGGCTTTCCGCAGTTGGCACAGGGCTTTTCGAGTAGCCCTTCTTTCATGGCATCTTGTCCGATTGTTTGAGGCACCAATCGCGCAACGCGCGGCTTTTGATGGTTTCGAACGGGACCATGCACCGTATCAGCGCGCGGTCGCGGGCCTTCGACGGCTTGGCGTTAACTGCCGCGATTAGGAGGGCGGCGAGCAACAGCGCGAGGGCTGCGCCGATCGCGAACGACCCTACCATCTTCAGCCAAAACACGAGGGGCAGGGGCCAATGACCTGTCACGGCTATACTTCCTCGGGGTCGAGACAGCCGGGCGGCAACAGCCAACCCATAAGCCGTTTCCAAAAACGCATGTTCCAGCTTCCCGCCTTGCGAATGTCGCCGGAAACGTACAACAGAACGTGTAACACGGCAATAGGCCGTTGCTGATTTTATTGAGTTATTTGCACATTTTGTCGAATGCTAGCGCTGGCTGATAGCGGCAACCGCGAATGCGCAAAACCGTGTCTAATCAGTCAATTGCCTGATTTGTCTGTACATTTACCCTTGAATGTTGTACGTTTGCGTGTAACAAGGCGCGTAACATAGTGAGGGGAAAACATTGCCCGAATACCTGACGAACCGCGCGGGCTATTGGCAGTTCGTGCGCCGCGTGCCTAGCGAGTTCGCAGTGCTTGATCGCCGCGTGTTCGTCCGTCACTCGACTAAGATCGCGGTTGCGCGTGATCGTCGCGGCGACAAGGCCGGCAAGGTCGCGGACCTGTTCAATCGTGAGCTGGAGGCGTACTGGCGCGGCCTGGTCGAAGGCAAGGCGCAAGAGGCGGCCGACAGGTACAACGCAGCGCGTGCCCGTGCGCGCGTGCTTGGTTTCGATTACGTCGAATCCCCGCAGCTCGCCGACAGGCCCGTGCTGGAGATACTGGAACGGTACGAAAAGCTGCTAACCGGCAAGATGGTGGAAGACGCGGGCGCCCGCGCCGCGGTGCTAGGCTTCGAAGCAAAGCCGTCCATAAAGCTCTCCGAGGTGTTCCCGCAATTTGAGCGGCTGTCTCGCAACTACGTCAAAGACAAATCGCCGAACCAGCTCCGCGTATGGCGCAATGGTTACAAGCTGGCCGTGACGGACTTCATTAGCGTGGTTGGCGACAAGACGCTGCACGAGCTGACGCATGCCGATATCCTCGATTACACGGAATGGCTGGCCGATCGCATGTCGGAAGGCGATATCGTCGCGCGTACGGCTAACAAGCAAATCACGCACGTCAACAGAATGATAAAAGAGCTAAACCGCAACATGCGGCTGGGGCTGTCCAATCTATTTGCCGACATGGCGTTACGCGGCGAGAAGAAGGTCACGCGGCCGCCGTTCGATCCGGCATGGGTACAGGATAGGATACTCGTCGGATTGATGGGACTCAATCCCGAGGCGCGGCGCACGATCATGCTGATAGCGGACACGGGCTTGCGGCTGTCCGAAGCAATAAACCTCAATGCGAGGAGCGTGCACCTTGATTGTAGCATCCCGTACGTCGAAGTGAAGCCGGACGGTCGTCATGTGAAGACTTCGGACAGCATTCGCAGCATTCCCCTTGTCGGGGTTGCGCTCGCAGCAATGCGCCTGCAGCCGGGAGGCTTTCCCAAGTACGTCGATCGATCCGCACAATTCTCGTTTGAAGTAAATCGGTATATGTCGGCGCATGGCTTGCGGCCGACGCCTAAGCATACGCTGTACAGCCTGCGGCATACGTTCAAAGACCGCCTTGTTGCCGCACGTTGCGAGGATAGCTTGATAGAGGCGCTTATGGGCCATGCTGACGACCATCCGAAGTATGGCAGCGGGCCGGCGCTGGACCTGAAAGCCGAAGTGCTTCACGCTATCGCCTTCAAGGCGCCCGCGGAGTTGTAGGGGCGCGAGTGTTCCAGCGCCGCGCGGCTTCTTCCTGGTTTGCGACCTGACTATCCGCTGATTCAACGATGCCAGAAATCCGACACCTGATCTCTGGATGGTGCCATTCGTGATAAAGCCAGTTTGGCTGGAACGACTTCGCCCAGCTTTCAATGTGCTTGATCTCGCCCCCGCAGAACGGGCATGGTAAAAAGGCTTTCATGCGATTGCCTTCAAGGCGCCCGCGGTTTTGTAATAGCGTCAAGCACGGCTCTAGCCATGGCTCGCCATTGCTCCGCGGTGTCCGTTCCGTGTGCTGCATTAAGATCAAATGTCCCACCCGGACCGTTGTTAGTATCGGACTGCTCATAAGGACCGGGTAAATTCTCGGCGATTACCTTCGCTAAAGCGTCAATGTCCATCATGCTATCAACCTTTGTTTATAACTATCGAGCAACGCCATGGCACGCGCCACGGTATCTCCGGCTGCGCGGGCCGTTGCGAGTTCGCGCTCCAGCCGGTTGAACAGCGGCGCCGCTACGGGGCCGTCTAGTACGACCACGTACGCGGCAATTGCAAGCGCCCGTTCTAGACGCTCAATGGTTACGGTCACGTTGCGCCTGCCCAACGGTTATAGTCGTCGATCGACCCGCCCAGGCATTGCTCGCTGCGCTGGCAATCCTCGCGCTCGCACTTTTCCAAGCCGGGGCAATGCGCTTCCTCGGGCTTGCTCCAGTGAAACCAGATCGTCGAATGCACGCTGTACATTCGCAACGCGCCGGCAGCGGTTATGCCATTCGATACGCCGTCCCACCGGACCTTGACGATGCCCTGGTTAACTTCGGTCACTTCGCCCGAGCTGTTGCTCATTACGTTTTCGATCTTGTCGCCGGGCTTCAGCGCGTTAAATTCCTGCAGGTTCACGTCAAAACTCCCAAGCCGACAGCCACGGCCATGTTGAACAGTATCCACAACTCGAATGCATGCAGCACGGTCATTCGTACGCCTTCCAGACAATCATGATCGCCAGCACGGTCATGTTGACGACCAGGACGATTGCCAACGCAGTTATCACAGCTCGTCTGCCAGCAAGTCGAGAATGCCGCGAAGCACGGCTTGCAGGTCCGCGACTACGGTTGCTTCCTTAAGCCGCTTGCGTAGTCGGTCGATACGGTCGCGCTTGTCGCGGTCGCTATGGTCGCTTCGTTCAGCCATCCTATTTCGCCTTCTTCGCTGTGCAACGCAGCGTGTAGACGTCGCTGCGCGCAATGTAAGGCGCAATCAAATCACCGTGGCCGGCGTCGCGCAACTTTTTGATTGAGAGGCTTTCGCGCTCGCTAATCGACATGGTGCAGTCAAATAACGCGCCTTCGCGAAACTCGTCACGGCCGGTTGCCTGCAGCGCTTTCTTGATGGCGTCTAGCTTTGCCTCGATCGCAGCGGCTTCGGCCTTCAGGGCGCCGTAGGCGTCGACCATTTCGGCGACGTTGAAAAGGGCGTGTGCGACGAGCGGGGTGGTATCGGTGTGGAATGACATTTTTGCTCTCCAGCGGTTAATCGAATGTTGCGTTTGTACGGGCGAATGTTGGGACTGTCAAGCCCGAATTTTGATGGGCTTCAATGAACCGTGCCAGCGCTTGCGGCTTTCCATCTCGGCAACGACGAGCTGCACCGCATTTGACAGCGCAACGTATTCGACCGAAAGCGCGTCGGCGCCAGCAATGCCCTTAGCGCGTATTTCGTTTCCGCGCTCCATGCCGCGGCCTGCGTTAATCAACGCGGTGCAGTTCACGCTGCAAGCGGCCTGGCGCTTGTTGTAAAGGGCTTCGATTTTCGCGGCGGACAATTTCGAAAGGTCGGTCATTTGTTTGCTCTCCAGCGGTTGGCGTTTCGATGTACTCAACATAGCGTGTCCCTAGGGATTTGCAACATCTATTTTTGCTTCTCACGCTTTCGTGAATACATTCGCGCGGTTTCCGTATCCATGCCGAGCAACCAGGCCAGCTTGCCGCGTTCGTGTTTCTCGCAGATGGCATCCCAATGCCTGGAAACCGCCCGCCCGTTGATTGGCGACGCTGCCATAGCAATGCGCAGGGCAGAACAAGCCGGCTCTTCTGTGGCCGCCAGAACGGCTTCCATGCGTATCGAGCGCTCAATGTCCGATCGCCGCAGCCGTCCGATTGCCTGCAGGTCTTCCAATACGCTTGCGAGCAGCCCGCCGCACAGCTCTGCCATATCGAGCGGCAAGCCCGCTTGCCTGCAGGCCGTCGTTAACGTCGGGCTAGCTATCCGTACTAACCCACGAATGGCATCCGCATGCAGGCAAGCCGTTTCAACTGCGTACTGTGAAAGCCGAATAGCCGGCAATTGGTTATAAGCCATAATAGGTCCGTTTCGGTCCAATCGAGGTTCTTATCTTCTTCCTTCTGCCCTCGGTCGGCGCGGGGCGTCAAGCCCTCTCCGCGCACCACGACCCATCGTTGGGGGTGTGTATTACGGAACGACTTGCCCATGTGGACAATCTATTACTTCCACATTGACAATCCACATTCGCAACCCATATAACCCACGTTTGCAATCCATCTATCCCAAAGGACCAATCCATTATGACCACTTTCGACCCCGCAAGCCTAAGCTGGACTGTCGGCATGCTCGCCGGCTGGACCTATGACAAGCCGGTGAACAAATGGTTTCAGGGACAGTTTCGCGCGGCGCACCGCATCACGCGGCCGTGCCCGACGTGTTCGGAGACTATCGTTCTAGACGTGACAACCAAGGCGCTGGAGGGCAAAGCAACGAACCACGGCCTTGCGCTGCGGCGCTGCAAGGCATGCCGCGGCGCGTTGAAAACCGGGCCGGCAGAATATAGCGAGCGCAAAGCGCTAGGCGCGGAGAAGCGTGCTGCGGAGCCCGAGGAGGTTAAAGAGCTGGAGCGGCTGCGCAAAGAAAATGCCGAGCTGAAAACAAAGCCGGCGCCTAGCGGCGACGCTACATCAGACCAGATACAAAATGCCATGCTGACGCAATCGGTGCTTGTCCTACAGGCGGAAAACGTGAGGCTCAAAGCCGACTACGCAAGAGTGTTCGCCGAAGTGCAGCCGCTCAAAGCCGAGCTGGCAAAGTATAAGCTGGGACCGGCCATGGAAGCGGCCAAGCCTAAATTCGACCCTCATGCCGAGCTGGCGAAAGTGACGGCAAAAAATAATTCAAAAATATTTCCCTGGGGTGTTGACAGTCCCTAGGGACGCGTGTACAGATACGTACATCGAAACGGAGCAAGCAAATGACCAACCCCCTCGCAAACCTGCCCCTCGCCGTAATTCAGTACCCGGTCGGAACCTTCGGCTTTGTCGGCCGCGTACCCTCGGAACTCGCCTATATCTGCAACGACCCGGAATTGCTCCAGATCGCTTTGCAGCACGGTTCGGGCTTGGCGCGGGGCATTGCCAAGAAAGAGGGCAAGATTTTTCAAACCCGCACTTGGGCAACCCGCGACGAAGCGATCGAAGCCGCAACGGCCGCCGGCTACAAAGTGGCTTGATAGTCCCTAAGGATAGGCGTACACATACGTACATCGAAACGACGAACCGCTGGAGAGCAGAAAAATGACGAAACTTGAAAAACTCATTGAAGCTTACAACGCCTCGGGCCGCTGCGCATGGTACTACCCGCGCAAAAAGCTGGTTAGCCTTAGCGGACATAAGGCAATCCCCGTCAAGGAAGCAATTGCGCAAATGACCGCAGTCCTGGCGAAGGATGCGCAATCATGATCGGACATATTCAAGCCATCGCGCAACTGCAGGCCATGGGCGGACTACCTGACATGGATATCCAAGTTTCGCAGAACTATATCGGCGAGTGGGAAGCGATCGACCGCAACACGTACGACGGCGCCCCCGACAGCCGCAGCGCCGTGATGGGTAACGGCAAGACGCCGCTTGATGCGATCATTGATTTGCTGGACCAGAAAGAGGAGGGCTAGAAAATGCACTTCCTGATAGGTCTCGCCGCGTTGGTTGGCCTAATCGCCTTTGCGTTTGGCGAGCGCGCGGCGGTGACAATCGTGCAAATTGTCTTGGGCCTCATGGCCTTGGGCGCCGCGGCTTTCGTGGCTGCGATCGTGGTGGGGGTTATGCAATGAAAGTACTCGTTGCCACTTGCACGCGCGAGCATATCAGTTACGCGTACGAAAAATTTGCAGCTTTCGCCATGCAAATATGGCAGGGGCCGTTTCCGATAAAGCTACCGAAAGCGAGCAACGATAATGCGTGACCGTACAGACTGGACGCGTACAGCCGAGGGCCTGGGCAGGAAAAAGAACCTCGTCCAATTCTCGCGGCCGTGCGCGACGTGTGGCAATTCGTTTTCGATCGTCGTCACGAAAAAGATTGCGGATGGGAAAGCCGATAGCAACTCGTTCGGTTTGAAGAACTGCGAGGAGCACCGCCGGGGCACGAAGCCGGCAAGCGATCTGGAAACCATGCGCGCCGAACTCGCGGTACTGAAACAGCGCGACAAGGAACTGTTTGCGGAAAACCAGGCGCTCAAAGCCAAAATCGCAGCGCTCGAAAATAATTTCCCATGGGCTGTTGACAGTCCCTAGGGACGTGTGTACAAACACATTATCGAAACAACGAACCGCTGGAGAGCACCATGTTTCACGCAAACGACACCGTTTACTGCCGCTTCACTGGCGAAGCTTTCACCGTCATTTACTGCAACGGCTGCGTTGTCAAACTTGATGACAACACCGTTCGCCCCGTTGGCGAACTAACCCTATTCCGCCCCCGCAACTGAGCGCTAGTGCCGGTTTCTTTTTGATACCACCACCCCTAGTGCATTGTAAAATTCGCGTAATGTCCTTAGAAACAAAAACCCCGGCGACGCCGCAAACGCCCCCGGGGTTGAATTTTACACCCGCAGTCAGATTGCGAAATGCACGGCACATTTACACCCCCGACACTTGACCTGCAAGGGTTCTGGAATAAGGCAATCGCCCGCGGTTTGTTCCCTTTGGCGATCGGCCGGGGCAGCAAAGCGCCCATAGGCGCCGGCTGGAACACCTGGACGGCCCCAATTCCGCACCCCGGTGCGGGCTCCATAGGGCTTCGTTGCGGCGACGGGGGGTTAACAGGCTTCGACGTTGACAAAGACGACCCTGACCGCGCGCAACGTCTCCTGGCGGCATTCCGCGAAGTGCTCGGGCCCGGCATTCCGGTGCGTTGGGGGCGCAGGCCGCGGTTCCTAATACCGTTCTATTTGACAGACGCCCCGGTAACGGGACGCACGTTCGCTTTTCCCGACGGCGGACAGCTCCAGCTAATGGGTGGACAGTTTGTCGCCTTTGGTCCGCATAAGGACACAGGAGAAAATTATGAATGGGAAAACTTCGATGCAGAATGGCCCCGACTTACCACCGCTGACTTACAGCGAGTTCTATCGCTTGTTCCTGCTCAAGCTGGAACGTCACTTCGATTTAGTGCGGATCATGAGACAGCAAGCGACGACGAGCTGCGCGAAGCCAAGCCCGTCACGCAGGACGAGTGGCAAGCCGGACGCGACGCCACCATGCGTTACCTTGGACTACTCAAACAAGAGTTGATGGGCAAGACCGAGGGCAGGGGGTCCACAATCTTCAGCCTGGTCGGCGTCCTGAAGTTTGCCGAGCTGCACGGCATTTGCACGCGGCAGGAAATTGAAGGCGCGGTAATCGAGGCGCAGGGCACGCTAGAGCAAGGCATCGGCGGCCGTACGCTCGGGCAAGAGATAGAACGCCACGACCAATTGCCAGTCTTGCGCGGCAACCTGATTATGCAGGCGATCGTCAGCCGGCGAACCATGCTGCAAGGCTTGCACGACGCGCAGACGGCGCCGGCACTGATCGCCCGCACGGGCTTTGAGATTTCATTGGAGGACGACAATGCGGAATTACCATGGTTGCTTTACCAGCGAATTTTGTGCGCTGAAGTGCATTTTTTCACGGGGCACTCTGGAGCGGGGAAGTCCACCGTGGTCTCCGATATGGTTGTGCAATACCTCGCCGGGCGCCCGTGGCTTGACGCGGATGCGGAAAGAATTGATGGGCACGTGCTATGGATCGCAGCCGAAGACGATTACGGGACCGAGAGACGTGTTCGACACTTACTAAAACAGGAACCGAACGCGCGGGAGCTTGCGGCTCGTTTCCACCTAATCCGCAACATTGAGCCGCTGTCGTTTGAAGCACAGTGCATCGCGCAAGTGCAAGCCATGGCCGCAATGGGCATGCGGGTGGATATGATCGTTGTCGATACCTGGGGCGCCTCGGGGCTATGCTTTGCGGACAACGATACTGAAGCCGTCCTAAAAGCCATGTTCATCTTGAAATCAGTTGCCCGACGCACAGCGGCGGCAACGATCGTCACGGACCATTTGCCTCTAGGCAATGAAGACGCCTGGCAAAAGGGCAACGGCGCCAAGTCGGGCAACGCAGGGTTTATGTATCGCGTCACCGCCGGCCGGCAGGATCAGGTTTCGATCGACTGCGGCAAAGCCCGCGGCGCTCCGAAAGCGAAAAGCTATATCGGCAAAGTGGTTTCGGAAAACTACGGCAAGGATGCAAAAGGCCGTACGACGACCGTCAACGTGTTCAAGCGGGAGCTGGTCGCCAGTCCGCAGGAACGGGAACAGACGGCCGTAATGCGCCTGGCCGCCATGCTGCCCGGGGTTGTCATGGGCGGGATGGACGCGCTACGCGCCGGCAACATGGTGACATTCGAGAGCGTGGCAACCGAGCTAGGGCAGGCGGTTCGGGGCGAGGTGCCCGGCTACGTCGTCAACAAAGACGCCGCGGAAAAGATGTTTAACGGCGAATTAAAGGGATTGCTCAATTCGGGCTACTTCCGTACGTTAGTCGGGCAGCCGTTTTATGGCGTGTTCGCGCCGCAAGGCGTACAGCAACAAGCGCTTGTGATGCCGTTTGCATTCGCAACGCCAACAGTGGAGAAAATGCCGTGGAACTAATAAACTGGCCCGAAGCGGTTGTTATCTGCGTTACGATACTTTGCATTACGGTCCTTATTATTCACTACACTGCCCGATGACTGAAGACTGGAACGGGGTTTGTAAATGCGGAAAAGTAGCGATGGACGGAGTGAAGTGTCGCCTTGGAGCGTCGCACAGCGTGTCTACGGCGCGATCGACAGCATGCCCGGAACCATCGTTTCCGTGGACGCAGAGCGCGGAACCTTCAGTGTCTACTGGGCCGATAAAAACTTTCCCGTGGTCTATCCCGTGGAAACCATAATGGTTCGGAAGGCGTGGCCGTGGGAGACCTAACCGTACGCTACCCATGGGAGCCGGCACCACTGGCGGACACTGTAGCGCTGTTGCAGCGGGACATGCAGTACGTGGTACGGCATACCGCCGTGCTCGTCCACTCAAGGCACGAAGCGTTGCAAATCCTGGTGAACACGAAGCGGGGGCAAATCATCCCTCGGGGCGAGTGCAAGTTTAACGATGGCAGTACGCTGGAATTGCAGGATATCGGCATGCCGCAGGTAGGGGCGCCGGAAATGACCGTGCCCGAGTTGATGGCGCGGGTTTGGGAAGTGGCGCGGGAATTGGGGCTGGAATTAATTTAGAAAATTCGCACGAAGACCGTTGACAGTCTCTAGGGACGCGTGTACACACAATGCACGTTAACCGCTGGAGAGCAAAATGAATACCTCAATGGACCCCAACGCAACCCACGTCTGGATTTACTACGCTCGGTTGGCTCGTGCGCAACGCATTCGCGTCATGCGGCGCCGGAACGCGGACGCCCGCCGCCTTGGCTTCAAAAATTACCAGACTTGGCAGGGGGAGGATTGAGCGATGAAACCGAACAAAATCATCAGCCGGTATTACCCCTCAACCTACATAACCGCGCACCACGGCGGTTCGGGCCAAATGGCTTGGGCCTGCGCCGAAGCCTATTATGAAGGGCGCGAAGACCACGCCGTAACCGTTGACGGGGGTGACATGGACGCGGCGCAGGCCCAAGAAAAAGCGGTTGCTATCCTGCGGGCTAGAAGCCGATGATTGATTTCGTGGTATTCTGCACTGTCGCCTGCATTGGCGCTTTCATATTGGGGTGTTTACTATGAAAACCGACACAGACGGCAAGCCCGGATTGCGTATCGAGAGCGCGGCCAGCGTCACGGCGCGCGACATGATAACCAAGCACATTGGCGTGTTTATGCACGCCATCCGGAAAGATAAAGCAGCCGGCCAGTCAACAGTTGCGGCATACATCGACGGCCTGGCCGGCGTTGTGGCGCTGATTATAGCGGGCGGCATAGAGAGCAAGGAAAGCGTCACGGAAGGCGTAATTCATCGCTTGCGTGAGTGCATTGACCGCGACTTGCAGCATTTGCGCCGGGGCTGAAATGCACGGTTCCCTAGCCCCCGCGCCCTTCGTTCCACGGCAACACCAGCTTGACGCCGTACAGGCGCTTGCCAGCCATAACGAAGGCCGTTTTAGCGTCGCGGAGGCTTGCGTTGCGTCGGGCAAGTCGGCAATGCTTGGCATGCTGGCGCACCACTACAGCCAATTTGGCCGCGTACTGATAGTTGCACACAACAAAGAACTGGTGAAACACAATGCCGCCGCGTGCAAGCAACTCGGGGTTGCCCCCGGTATTTGTTCATCATCTATCAGCGTCAACGCCTTCGGACGCGTCACCGTTGGAACCATCGGAACCATCGTCAACAGAATGCACCTATTCCGGGATGTCGCCGCTATCCTTGTTGATGAGGTTCACATGGTCCCTCCCGCCAAGTCGTCACAGTATAGGCGGCTATTCGATAAGCTGGCGCACGCCAAAGTCCACGGACTGACTGGCACGCCGTTCCGAGCTGACGGTACGGGAGACCTGGCGAAGACCTTTGGGCCGATCGTCTATCGATACACCTTTCTAGACGCGCTCCGCGACGGCTACGTTAAGCCCCTGGTGCCAGTGGACGCGGGCGAGGAAGAGACGATCGACGTTGAAGGGCTGAAGACGACGGCCGGCGATTTCGATCTTGAGGAACAAGCGCCGCGGGCTATGAAGCTAACCCCGAGCCATGCCAAGACCGTTATCGAGGTAATGCAGAAGTTCAACAGGCGCCGCGCGCTGGTCTTTTGCTGCAACATCGAACACGTCGATAAGATGGAAGCCGAGTTTAAGCGGCTAGGCGTGCCGGCGGTTGGCATACACTCGCAATCTATCACGGGCAAACGCGACAAATCAGTGGAGGCTTTCCGTCATGGCGTGGCTCCTATTCTTGTTTCTTGCAATATGTTCAACACTGGTTTTGATGTCCCTGATATCGATTATATGGCTTTTTGTCGCGCAACGAAGAGCGCTGTCTATTATGCGCAAGGATTGGGACGAGGGGCGCGGATAACGCCGTACGCGGCTAACTGTCTCGTTTCAGACTTCGGAGGCAACATTCCGAGGCATGGCACCCTAGACGCCGTGATGGCTGCGCCTGGCCGCATGCTGGAATGTGAAGCGTGCGAAACCGAGTGGGAGACGTGGGAACACGGCAAAACCTGCCCGAAATGCGAGGAAGTCCATAAATCGGCGCCGAAGTGCAAAGCATGCTTTGAGCGTTTCGACCCGCATTTCCACGGCATGACTTGCCCGCACTGCGGACAGCAACAGAGCGAGATTAAGAAGTGCGCGGCGTGTGACGAGACCTATGCGGCGTTCCTGCATCCAATCTGCCCGTTTTGCGCGTTTGATAACACCGCGGTCATGTCACCAGGCAAAGACCTACAGACGCGAGGCGGGGCGTACGAAGCCGTTAGCATCAAGAAAATTATTGACGCGGAACCGTGGCAAGCCGTCATTTCGGCGCCGGTCAAGAATGAAAGCGGCGGCTGGTTACTCACAACGAAGTACACCACGGCCCTCTGGCCGTACGAACAGCTCCCCGAGCCCGTGCATGTGTTCCTAAAGAGAGCGCAGAACGGCCGATATATGGTTTCGGGAATTTACGACGTTAACCGGCAAATCCACCAACGCTAACCGTACAGCGCTATTGACGCCTAAAGCGCTAAAATGTATGACAAGGCGTCTTAAACCCAACGGAGCAAAAGACTATGAAACTCGAATTTGAAAGCATCGAAGAAGTTAAGGAATTTGTGACCAAGCTGAAGGGCACTCGCGGCGGCAAGGCCGATAAGGAAGACGAAGCCGCGGGCGCGGGCAACGCGCCGGCCCCTTTGGCACCGCCGGCTGGCGGGCAGTTCGCCCCCGGAGCTGGATTTGCTCCCCCGGCGGCTGGTGCAACACCGGGGGTCGCGGGGCCGTTTGCTGCCGCTGCGCCCGTCGTGGCGCCCGAAGTCCTAGCGCTCGTTACCCGGATCAATACCCGGATTGACGGCGCCGTGGCGTCCGGCCAGCCCATGGAACAGATGATTGCCTGGTTCCGCGGCGAGTGTGCCAAGGCCGGCGTCGATGCCAACAGCTACACCATGGACCAGATCAAGGCCGTGGCGCTGCCCAAGATGCCCGTGCCGGCGCTTGAGGGCATTGCGAAGTTGATGAACGCTTAACTTCTCGGCTGGTGCAACCGAGGTTGGTTTGGGGCGGGTTCCCAACGAGAGCAAAACCCGCCCGTTCTTAAGGATCGGCACATGTCACACGATGTTTTCAACGCTTCGTCAACGGCGACCTGGATCGAATGTTCGTGGAGTGCTTTGAACGCCGTACCCGAGCCGCTGAAAAAGGCGAGCACCGCGGAGGCTGCGGACGCCGGCACGGAAGCGCACACGGTCATGGAAGAAGGCGGCAACCCCGACGTGGAAGCCTTCATAGCGCAGCTAGGCGAGGGTTATTTATACCGGGAGCTGCGCGTTAAAGTAACGGATGACTGCGGCGGTACTGTAGACTTATATCACAATGGCGATTTAGCGACTATCCTAGACGGCAAATTTGGCAAATGGGACGTTCCCGCGTTCCACAACATGCAGCTTTTGACGTACAGCGCCGCGCTACTTCCCCGCGACGGCGCGCCGTGGTTCCGGCTTGTGATCTATCAGCCGCACGGCTTAGATGATGACCCGTGGAAACAATGGGTTGCCTCGCGCGCCGAAGTGGAGGCGCACAGAGCGCGCGTCATGCGGGCGATAAGCGATCGCAGCCCGCCGAAGCCCGGCCCGCATTGCCGCTGGTGCAAGGCGTTCCAAGCCTGCCCGGCCATGACGACAGACGCCGGCTTTGTTATGGGCGCCATGTCACGCCGGATTGAAGACCTGACGGCGCCGGACTTGGTGCGGCTGTTGCGCCTGGTGCGCGCCCTTGGCGACGTGAAGCCGGTCTATGAAGAAGCGCTGGAAGTGAAATTGAAGTTAGGCCACACGGCGGACGGCGCTACCTTGAAGCCCGGCCGAAGCTTTCGGAGCTGGAACGACGACCGGCAGGCGGCGGAATACTTGCACCAGCATTTCGGCCCGGCGGGGGTCAAACCAGTCTCGCCAGCGCAGGCCGAAAAGCTTGGCGTTGCCGGTAAGCAGTATGCCGTCGTCGGGGCGCACAAGCCCGAGGCGCCGTTAAAGGTTTCTTATTGACCTGAAAAACCGAATTTCAAATTGACATTCGTGGCGCTTAACCGTACAACATTCGAACTGTAAACTTGAAAATGGAGAATTGAACATGGCACAAAGACAGTACGAACCGTTCACCTTGTTTGACGCCCGCATTGTGGATATGCGGCACCTTTGGAACCCGAGCACGGAATACAAGGGGCAGCCGACAAAGAGCCCGAACTATTTCGCCGGCTTCATTGTCCCTAAGACAAAAGCGGCGTGGCACGAGGAACCGGCGCTGGCCGGGCTGGTGCAGGCCATGGGCAAGCTGCACACCAATAATCCGCAGCTCGTTGACTGGCGAATTGAGGACGGCGACACGCCGAACGCGGAGGGCAAGTCTTCCGAGTTTGCCAAGGGGCATTGGCTGTTCAACGCTTCGTCAGGCAACCCGCCGAACGTAGAACTGGTGCAAGCCGGCGGCGCGCTGGTCAAGCTGCAGAATAAAATTGGCGTGAAATCCGGCGATTACTGCATGGTCGGCGGGACGGCAGCCGTTAGCGGGCAGAACAACCGAGCCGTGAAGCTGTACCTTAACGCCGTCGTGTTCACCGCACCGGGCGAAGAAATAGTTTTCGCCAATTCGGTCAGCGGTGCGGAGTTGATGCAGCAAGCGCAGCGCCAAGGGCTGCAGGTTGCCGGCTTTTCGCCCGGCGGTGCTGGGGGTTTTACGCAACCGGGAGCCGGGTTTGCCCCGACGACGGCAAACCCTGCAACCCCGGCCTTCGGTGCCCCGGCCCCTGGTGGGCCGGCTTTCGGTGGCGGTGCGGCATTCCCTTCTAACGCGGCGCCCCGCGGGCCGTTCGGCTAGGTCGTGCTGCACCCTGACGACCTACCTTGCGACCTTGAAACGCGATCGCGCACCGACTTGAAAAAAGCCGGTGCGCGTCGCTACTCCTCAGACCCTTCAACACAGATCACAACGGCGGTATGGCGTTTTCGCGGGATCAAGAAACGCGCGTGCACGGTGCATCCGCATATCGGCACGCATTCCATGGACGAGCTTTACTTTGATATCAGGCAATCGCGGCGCTTCATTGCGCACCACGCAAATTTTGACGTGAACGTGCTGCGCCGACAAAACCCTTTCCTCGAAATCCCGCTGTCAAAAATTGACTGCACAATGTCGAGGGCGCAATCGCTCGCGCTGCCCGGCGGCTTGGATCAAGTCTGCACAGCGCTGGGCATCAAGGGCAAAGACCCGCGGGGCAGGGCGCTAGTGATGGCGACATGCAAGCCGCAACGCGACGGCACCTTTAACGAAGACGTACGGACGTTTCGCGACTTACTGGATTACAACGACCAGGACACGGAATGTTTGATTGAGTTGGACAGCCGCTTGCCCCCCCTGTCGGCCGACGAACGCCTGATCTTTGAGCGCACATGGCGGAAGAACGAAACCGGGCTGCCGATCGACATTGAACTGGCGACCGCCATCGCCATGCGCCGGGAAGAAATCGAACGGGAGACGACCGCAAAATTAATGGAGCTCACTCGGGACCCGGTTTCAAAGATACCTGCGGTTATGAAGCTGTCACAGCGCCAGCGCATTATTGATTGGGCGAACGGCGGCAACCGAGCTGCAGGGCTGGAGAGCACGCAAAAGCATATCATCGCGGAAAAGCTGGCCGACGAAAACTTGCACCCCGACGTGCGGCTAGTGCTGGAGCTGTTGCAAGCGGAGGGCGGTTCGGCGCCGCTCAAAGCGCAGGCCCTTTTAGACCGGCACGTCGGCGGCTACTACAAAGACGCCACGCGATATTTCGGAGCTCGATCGGGGCGCGGCACGTCCGAGGGCGTCAACACGTACAACATTGCGCGGCCGTCCGGCAAGTACGACGGCCAAGACGGCCGCCCGACGATCGACCAAATAATCAGCCAACTGAAACAAGGTTTCAAGCACGACAACACTGCACTAACCGACTGCCTCCGCGGCTGCGTTACCTCGCCCCCGGGCTGGCTGTTGATGGACAATGACGCGGCACAAGCGGAGTTGCGTTTCGCGTTGTGGATGGCCGGCGACGAAGAACGCTTGAAGATCATGGAGGAGGGCGGCGACCTATACATGGCAAACGCGATCCGCGTTTTGAAGTTGCCGGCGAACGCCACAAAAAAGGAATACCCAAAGCAGCGGCAGGTTTTCAAGTCCGTGACGTTGGGCGGCAACTATGCGCTGGGGCCTAAGACGTACATGGCGCACCAGCGTAGGGAAGGGCGTCGCATCGACCTGGACGAAGCCACGTCGGACATTTACGGCTACCGCGAAGCTAACCCCAAGATTTTCGCGCGTGACGGTTTGCTGGCGCAGCTAGACGATGCTTTTCGCTTTGCAATCTATGAACAGCCGGGCCGCATTTTCCCCGCCGGCAAGGTCGCGTTTCAGAAAGACCAGCACGCGACGGTGTGGATGCTTCTGCCCTCGGGCCGCGCGGTCCCGCACTACTCCGCGCACATTGCGCACGGCGGCGACATGGCTTTTTTCCGCGGCAAGTTTGGCGCGATGCTTCGCCAGAAAGCTTTCGGCGGGTCTCTGCTCGAAATCGCTTGCCAGTCCATGACGCGCGACCTGGTGACGGCGGCCGAAGCCGATATCGAGCGCGAGCTAACAGACGTGTACGTGGGCTTGGACGTGTACGACAGCATTTTAGCATGGGCTCCCGCTGCCGTGGCGAAAGAACGATCGGAACAGATACGCGCGATTATGCGACGGCCGCGACACTGGACGGCGGGACTGCCACTCGATTGCGAAGGTTACGAAAGTGAAAGGATGCGTAAGTGAAAGCGAGACTGCCAAGAAAAATAAATGACGAGGCGTTGCGCAAGCTATGGTTTTCGCGGCTGCCCGACAAAGAAATGGCCGCACGAATGGGGCACCACCGCGGAGTGCTGCACCGTCGCGCTCGCAGACTAGGGCTGCCGCCTCGCCGGATAATTTGGTCGCAGCATGTCTGAAAACGGCACGCAAGGTCTAGGCCGATTCCTGATACGCGATATTTACGCATGGGAAGGTCCGCGGGTGTTCGCCATGACCGGCGACCATCTTGTGATGCGCTACATGGGTTTCAAGGTCCACGACACAGTTGACCAGGCCACGGCGCTAATTCAGACATACCGCGCCAGCCCGTCAAAGTGGCAAGCGATTGTGCTGGACGGCGACCCGTCCGATATTCTCGGGATTGTCGGGCTGGAGGTCGCAGGTTACACGGCTAGCATAACGTTGATGTTCCGCCGGGACTGGAAAGCCCGCGGCGCCGGCCGCGAGTTTTCGAGACCCTTCATAACGTGGATTTTCACGCACAAGAATATCTGGCGCGTGTGGTCGTACGTGCACGTTGACAACAAAGGCGGGCAGCACGTAACGGAACGGCTAGGGGCCACGAAAGAGGGAAGGCTGCGCCGGTTTGGGTACTTCCCGAACGTTAGCGAGCTGCCCCAAGACGTGTTTATTTATTCGATCGTTCGCGATTAGACCGATACTTTTGGCATGAGGCTGCCAAATATGGACCCGATGCCGTTGCCCTTGGCGGTTTGCGCCTGCGCTTGCTGCCCGGTCAACGCGGCCGTTGCTGTGTTCTGGCCGTTGACGGCGCTCACGTCCTGGCCGGTGCCCGTGGTGCCGACGCCGATCGCGTTGAACATGTTGCCGAGCGAGCTTTCGAGCTGGCCGAAGTTCTGGTTATTGCCCTTCAGATACTCGTCATACGCCGTGTTTGCGTTCTGCGCCCCAATGCCTTCGTTGATGGTTCCAAGGGCTCGCTCGTTGGCGCCCGAGAGTACATCGCCTTTGGCTGCGGCGCTGCTATTCTGTACAGCGTCCGCTTGCTGCATCTGATACTTGGCGGCCGGCGTGTTCTGATAGCTGCTAATAAATTGATTGTAGCCCTCCGCGGTGCCGGCGGTGCCCGCTATGTTAGTGATGGCCTGGCCCGCGTTAGGGATTTGGCCTTGCCCGAAGCCGACAAACGGCGCCGTCTGTTGCTCGACACCGCCAACGTTGTTGTTGACTGCACCTTGGCCGGCCGTAATGGCGCCGGACGCCATGCCGCTGCCGATGACTTGCCCGAGGCCGGCGCCAAACCCTGACATTCGCTAGACCCCTTGACATTGTATGACAATTCGCGCAAGCATACCACCTATGGCGTCAGAACGCAAAGCCACGATGATTTCAGCCCGGGTTCCGGCCGCGACTGTTGAACGGCTGGATTTTGTCGCTCGAAACACCGAAAACACGGCGGTAAAGAACCGCTCCACAGCCATGCTGCAGGCCATAGAAACGTGGCTCACAGCGCAGGAAGACAGGTTGCGAGAACTTGGCGTCCTCCCGAAAAAAGCCCGCTAGAAAGCCTCGCAAGACCGTCGAAAACGACGAGACTTGCCTGCAGATGCACCAAAAACAGTGGCTAGACAAAACGGGGCTTTGGTCCCGGTTGCTGATTTTCCACGTCGCCAACGAGCGCAAGGGCAGTATCGGCGCCGCGATGCACTTCAAGCGCATGGGGGTGCGCCCCGGCGTGGCCGATTGGCTGGTGTTCCGGCCCGGCCGGTCGATCGCCATTGAAAACAAAGACGACAAGGGCAAGCAACGCGCGGACCAGGAAAAATTCCAACGGCAGTGGGAAGCCGCCGGCAATGCGTACCACGTCGTACGCACGCTCGCGGAGTTCCAAAGCATTGTCAACGCGCTGGTGTTGTTCTAGGCGAACAACACGACGCTAAATCCGCCGTCCGTAGGCGTGCCCGCCGAGTTGACTATTTCGAGGCGAACGTTTGTGGTCGTCCGGCTTCCCAAAACTTCGGAAATGGATAGTGGCGCTTGGTTCGGCATCGCGACAGCGGCGAAGTTAGTCGAAGCCATCGGGACCGAAAGCGTGACGTTGACGATGCCCGTTGATGTCTTCGTGAAGCCCGAGACTGCGAACGACGCCGCCAGCGTGTAGGTGCCGCCGGTTTGAGTGAGATACGCCCACGCCACGGCGACGCCGTGACCGCCGGCGCTGCCAACCGCGGATTGCACAAACGCCGTCGTGGCAATGTCTGTGCTGTTATCCCCGAGCGTAGGCGTGGGGGCCTTCGGCGTGCCGGTTAGCACTGGCGAGGCCAGCGGCGCCCGGCTGGTATCGGTGGGGTGAACATGGTCGGCCCTGGCGAAATGCGTGGACGTTCCGACCAGCCCCGGGGTGGCGTCCACAAGGGGCACGGTGGTAGACGGCACGCCGCCCGAGTTGGCAAGCACAAAGGCCGTTGTGGCGAGCTGCGCCGTATTGGTGCCGGGGGCGGCCGTGGACGCCGTGGGGACGCCTAGCAAAGTCGGGCTGATGCCTATGTCAACGGTGCCATCCGAGTTAAGAATTGACTGAATTTCCAGCAGCCACCGATTTAGCCGTTGTGTATCGGGGTTTTGCGTCGTCAGGTACGGCGGCGGCGGGAATTTTACGGCCATGGTGTTGACTTATCCCTAGAGACGTTGTACTTAACCGTACGAATTAACCATGGGCATTCGCATCATGTATACCATACAATACGAAGCGGTTGACGGTTCCCATAAGTTGCAGACTTTCGACAGCAACAGCCGCACAAAGCTAATCGCCCATTTGGCGCATTTCGACCGCCCTATCATGGCGGTGTACGAACAAGGCACCCCGATAACGAAGCGAGCCAAAGAAGACCTTCGGACGTGGAAGGGCTCAATCAACCGAAACGCGCGGGATTTCATTTTCACGACCCGGGTGTGATGTTCGCGAAAAACTCGTCTATCGCGAACGGCGATTGCGAGCCGCCGTACTGCAAGCGGAATTGACGACGGCGCCCCGTGCCAAACTGGCGGCCGATCGCACGATGCGCCCCCGGCTGCGGCATTTGGATTTGACGGGCGCCCCGCCACACGCGGTTTGACACCACGACGCCGCTAACGGTCACGTCGGTTGTTTCGCTCCAATCGAGTTGGAAATTCCCCGCCTGCGGTCCCATGGATGACGTGATATCGAGGGCATTAAACGTCTGCCGGGTTTCTTCGCCGTTCGTTCCTGCGCTCAAGAGCGAGCCCGCGGCACCGCCAACCCAAGGCGTTATCATCGTGCGGGACAGCGTGCCGGCGGGCTCCGTTGCGCTGTTGATGTTGAGCGTACAGACTTCGCCGGTATCGAGCCCAACGAAGGTAACGCCGCCGTCATGCTCCGTAGCGCAGCGCCCGGCGTGGTCCAGACGGCCGCCTGGTGACTGACGATAGGACCAGCTCCCCGTTGAACCTGCAAATTCAATGGTCCAAAGGCCGGGCATCGTGAGCACATAAAAATCGCTGCCGCCCTGGCCGTAGGCGTACGCCGTGAGCGTTGCGAGCTGCGCGGCCGTGAGCTGTTGCAACAGCAAGTCAACCCATGCCGGTGATATCGCTTGCCCGCTCTGCCCCATGCAAAGCCATATGCGGCGATCGGTGGCAACGAACATGATTATATCGCGGAGCACGGCCAGCGACAGCCGCGCGGCGAGCCCCACGGAATAGAGCGAGTTCGGGTAGGCGGTGAACGCGAAATCGGTACTCCCGCCGCTAGGCGCGTACCACTGTTCCAGCGACCGCGACCCGAGCGGCCACAAGACCAGGCCGGACACCGCCAGATCGACAACCTTGTCCGCCCGCGCTTCTTTCGTTGCAAAGCTGTTCGCAAGCACGGTCGCGGGCGCCAGCGGGTTAGAGCTGTACATCTTGGCGTCTTGGCTTGCATAGAAGTTAGACGACGCGGACCAAACCGTAATGTTGTTCAATTCCGCGACGGCGGACGGATCGAAGTTGATCGACGCGTCAAAGCCCGCGTTGACGACGCCCGCGGCCAGCGTGGCCGTGTATCCCGTTCCGGCTAGGGGCGGGACCGTAGGGTTAAGCGTGTTACCGTTGGATGCGATGCAAAGCGCGGTACGGTCTTCGGCGAGCCGGATTACCGGCTGTGTCGGATTGACGGCAACCGAGCCCCGTAGCGTTGGCGTGGCAGTTTCGACGCCTGAATATATCTGGCCGTTGGCGTGCGCGCTCCATATGGTTTCCTGCGCGTGTAGGATGGCGATGCACGGCGACGAAGCCGGCTTGCAAACTTGCGTGAGCCCGGGGGCGCCGACGAAGCGGACCTTGGACGGCTTGCCTTCCTTCGCTTCGCGCGGCACAATCCGCACATTGACTAGCTTCCCGGCGCCTTGGTCCAGATTGAGCGGGTCTTGATACGTGCCGAGGATATCAATGTTCGGCATTGTCTTCTTTCACCTCGCGCCAGTGGTGCCGCGTCTCGCCCAAGCAATTACCCTTCCACGGGCAAGACTTGCATTCGCAACCTTCGCGACGCTCCCACCGAAACCCCGGGCGCTTCTTTGGTGGCTTCATGACCGCACCATCCGCAACCATTGCTGCCCGCGCGCCCACTCCCGCCATCTCGCGTTGACGCGTTCGCTGTCTTGCACGATTACGTCAGTAGGCTGCAGCGTGACGCCGTACGAACTATAGATGCGCCGCCCGAGTAGCAGCGTGGCGTCGTGTATACCTTCCGGGGGCAGGGCGACGACATCCGTGCCGGCGGGGTTGCTGATAAGCGGCAAGCGTCCGCCGTACTCAATCAAGGCTAGCGACGGCGCACGCGGCGGCTGCCACGCGTAGACCTTTATCGAGCCGTCAACCTGGCGCTCTTGATGCCATTTCGTAATGATGCCCGGATACGTCGTTCGTACAACATCGGCTTTCGGAGCTGCGCGGGTTTCGCGGTTGACGGTCAGATTTATATCGTTCATCCAAATTTGTTTGACCGCAACCGCGTCCAGTTGCACCAGGTACGACGGCGACGCATTGCCGATCATGAACGTGTAAAAGTTTCCCGTGACGCCCGGCGGTAGTGTCACCGAAACTTGGTTCATGAGGTACTGGACTGCGCCGTCCGCTTGCTCCTGGCGCAGCAAGTCGTTCAATATCGGAACGTTGTTCGTGATGTCGGCGGGCTGTGGGCTTTCCGTCTGGTCAATGATTTTGAACAGACGCATGGCATTCGTAATAATGGTTGCCGCTGTCGTCACTTAGACCCCCTTGACCACGGACCACGGATAGCCCGAGACAGTTTCGACGCCCGCCAGCTCCGCGCCTTCGTCGGGCGGCAGGACCGTCCGCACGGAATTGGACGGCAAGAAAGTCCCGTCGTAGTTCTGCGGGACGATGGTTGTCAGGTTGAAAACTTCGGCCGACAGCGTGGCGCGCGGCCCGACAAATGCGGCCGTCCTGCCTAGTTGGGCGTAATACGGAACCGATGTAAGCAGGTTTTGCAGCCGGGTTGCGTCGTCCGGCGCAGGCGCGGGGGCGTTGGCAAAGGTGGTCGTCGTGCCGTGCGCTGGCCCGTTGCCCCATATATTGTCGAGATTGTAGCGCAGCGGGAGAGGTTCCGGCGGCGGCTCAATCGATTTGTCCGTAAAGGCTTGAAAGTCGTACACTTCCGGCCACGGGTCAAAGCAAGGCCGGACAGAGCGCCCCGAGGCGTCGCTACAGACTAGAAGGCCAGTAAGACGTTCGCGACGTAGGGTGGTGTACCGCACACGTGCATTGCACCTGGAGCAAGCGCCCCAGGTTTCGGCGGGACCGAATTTCGGTTTTGGAGTGTGCTGGGCCACTGGACGGGTTCCAAAAATTCGATTTGGAACAAGTCTATAGCATTCTCGACCCCCGGAACATAGCCCTTTCCGTCCACCACTAGAACGATGAATAGCTCTTGTTGGGGCGTTTTAGCCCAAAGATATCCTTGCATTCTGCTCTCCCGGTCGCCGCACGACGCGAATGCATACCAGTATGCGGCAAAATTATGCAAGTCAAGGGTGTGCGGTATTGTCCACACATAAAACGTTGACTCATTTAACATTGATGCGTAATTGTATGTACACGGGGCAACTAAAATAGAATTTAAGGAGGTGTACACATGCGTACCGCTATCCAATTTCCATGGGAGACAAATAAAATAACTGTGATGGACGGTAGGCCCGAACCCGCCGACGTTCCGGTGGACCTACTAAATGTTGACGCGACGTACCAGGCAACAGTGCCGCGCAACCCGCGTTTAATAAGGGAAATCGGAAAAGCTTTTGATTTGACAGTTTTCGGAAGGCTCCGCGTCGTACGGAGAGAAAACGGAACCCTGTATGTTGTGGACGGTCGCCACCGTTTAGAAGGCGCAAAGCGAGCCCAACAAATGTTGGTGCCGTGTGATATTTACAACGTTCACGACCGCAAACGAGAGATTGAAATTTTTCTTGCGTGCAATACTCGCATCCGAAAAGTTCCGCAGGGCATGCTATTTATGGCGGAAGTCGCGGCCGGCGACGAGCAAGCAAAGGCGCTAAATCAACTGGTGCAAGACGCGGGGCTCGCCATCGTAGACGCCAACACGTCGCGGCAGGAATTTAGCGTTCCGAAGATTGCTTGCATCGCCGCGCTGAAATCTTTGTTCGGGCACGGCAGCCCGAGCTACGCCAAACGCGCCACACCCGTACCGCCGGAACAGTTGAGCGAAGCACTCGGGATAATTTCCGAGCTGGCGCCGCCTAACGCCCTGGTGACTGAGCATGTGACGCTCGGCTTTGTGTGGCTTCTTCACAACTACCCGGAGCTGCGCAAGCACACAAAGCGGCTAGTTGAATTGGGCTGGCCGCGCATAGACATGGCGGCCCGAGCCGTGGGACCGCGACCGAAAGCAGAAGACGCGGGGAGGGCGTTGCTGTCGGTGATTGATTTCCGACGCCCGAGCAATGCCCGCCTTGCACCCGGGCTTGAACTGCCAGCGCCGCCGGACCATCTGCCCCCGATGGCGAAAGTGGCGGCATAAAAAACGGCCCCGAGCGTGAACCCGGGGGCCGTTAAGTCTAGGGAGGAAACTACGGCAGTAACGAATGCGTAGCACAGCCCCGCGGGGCTGTCTACTATGAGCCGTCTGCGCCGGGCGAGCCGTACGTGACGCGGAAATCCACGATTGAAGCCGCGCAACGCATCCAAATTGCGATCAAGCTGGCCTGGTTGCTCCAGTTGCTATCCTCGCGGGTTTCGAGCTGCGAGCGCTCCCAAAACGTGAAGCCTTGGCCGTTGTCTTTGTCCTGCTCGGTCGTCTGGATGAAATAGTTATCCTTATCGACCAGGTACGGAGTTTCGACCACTTCCGGCAGGGCGCCGGTTGATCGCAGCACGTTGATGTTGTTCGTCTGCGCATTCCACTGCAGCGGCGACCCGAGGATACGACGGGTTTCCGGGCCGCTTTCCGGGGATAGGATGACGCGCTTCGGCAGCATGTTGATAATGAAGCCGCGGCCGTTGCGGGTGTACGAAATCTGAATAACCGCGTTTTCAAAGGCCAACTCCGACACGTTGGCGGCAATGAGCTGGTTTGACTGCACGCCGGTTGCGGTCGGGTGGTTCGGAGAAATCAGCGGCACGCCATCTGCGCGGAGGCCGTTGACGGCATCGGTGGCAACCTGTAGCGGAGCGTGCGCAATGTACTCCTCCGTCTGCCGAGCCGAAAACGCCAGCTCTTTCATCATGCGCGAGCCAACGTCTTCATACAGATTGTCGTCTTTGGCTTCGCGGGATATCGCGACGGCGAGCCCGTACGACGCATGAGTGACTTGCGTGCGATAGCCTTCGTTCGGGATATCGAACTGGACCGGCTCAAGTTCCGGCTGTTGAACGGCGAGCCCGAGGCCGGCGCGTTCCGTCATGAACTCCTCAAACGCCTTCTCTGACGGCTTGCTGTCAAAGAACTGCGTATAGATCGGCGCGAGCCGTTCATAGTCCATACCGAACAGGGCGTACAACCCCGGCCAGTACTGCGAAGGCTGTAAGCTGCGGTCGATGACTTGCACGGGTAGCCCTTTCTGATTTCCCGGCACAAGCCGGCTATTCGAATGTCGTCACAAATAGCACAAATTCGCGACAACCGTCAATTCATGGTACGATAGCCTCTTGTCATACACTAGGGAATGTCATACAAGGGGCACCATGCGCGAACTTCCGGTACTCAAAATCGACTTGAAGAAGCCCGAAAGCTTCGGCAACCTTGCCGAAAAGCTGGACCAATCGGAACGCCGCACGCTCGCAAGCGACTTAACGGAGCTTATTCGCATTGATGAAAATTCAATGAGCGAATGGGCGGGGAGGGCCGAGGGCTATCTCGACAAGGCCGAAAAGGAAGGCAACCCGCACCCGCAGGACCGCGAACAAGAGGGCGCCGACGAAGAAGCACCGCCCGCGACCGAAATGACGCTTTCGGCCGTTATCCAGTTTTCCGCCCGCGCTACCGATGCCCTGCTAGGCGAGCCGGACTTGGCCCGCGCCAGCGAGCCCGGCGGCGAGCCGCTGGCGTCTTGGGTATCCAGTCAGCTCCGTACGAAAGATCCCCATTGGACGTTGGACACCGACCCGATGGTTATGCACATGGCCGTAACCGGCCTGGCATGGCGCAAGCGAGACTTTGACGACGATGAACGTGTGTTCCACTCGTCTTTCGTTCCGAGCGTGGGCGGCAACAAGGTTATCATCAACGCCAACGTACGGTCAGTTGAGCGTGCGCCCCGCATTACGCATGAGTTTGAACGCTACCCGTACGAAATCGACCGCACCATTTCCCGCGGCAAGTGGATTGATTACGATCCGCGGTACGACGACGCGGACCCGCAGGCCCCCAAGAAATTTTATGAATGTGACGCGTGGCTGGACCTTGACGGCGACACGATAGATGAACCGTGGACCCTAGTTATATCGCTGGACGACCATGCCGAAGTCGTCCGGATACGGCCGCGTTGGTCGAAGAAAACTGTTGTGGATAACGACAGCGAACTGTTTTTCAACCCGATACGCCGTTTCTACCCCTACCGCATGCTACCGGACCCCAAGGGCGGCTTCTTCCCGATCGGCTTTGGTAAGTTGCTTGACCGCATGGAAGACGCGGCCGACAACCTGCTAGGCTCAATTGTAGACACCGCAAAGAGCGAAGCGCAGAACGGCGGTATCCTGTCCGGTGGCGGCTTTGGCCTGCCCGACAAGATCGAGCTGAAGGGCAACCGGATCACGACCATCCCAACGGACGGCGCGAAGCTGTCCGATCATTTCCAGCCGTTCCCGGCCAAGTCGGTTTCGTCGGGCTCCGTCCAAGTCCTCACACAGCTAATGACGCTAGGCGACCGCCTGGCCGGCACGTTGAACCTTATGGAGAACGCGCCCGCGTCCATGACGGCGACGCTGGCAAAGGGCATCATCGATACCGGCTCGCAGGTTCAATCGGCCGTACACCGCCGCCTTGTCGCGTCCATGACGCAAGAATTTCGCATGTTCGTTGCGATGGCGGATGCTTACGACATGCTGCCCGAGGGGCTGACGGCGTCCGATGGTAGCGGCATTGCCGTGACCGCGGACCCGGAACTAGCAACCGAAATGCAGCGCAGCGCCCTGGCCGGCCTGTATCTGCAAATGGTTGAACTCGGCAGCAAGGCCCCGACGTTCAACGTGCAAGAGGCTTGTCTGCGCTTCGCCCAAATCATGCGGCTGCCGGACCCCGAAAAGCTGGTAGCGCAGCCGCAGGCCCCGCAGGCGAGCCCGTGGGAGAAGATGCAGGGTGCCGTTCACTTGATGAAACAACAAACGGAAAAAATCAAAGTTACGGGTGCCGTCGCCGTGCAGCTCACGCAAGCGCTTAAGAATATGGTCGAAGCCGCAGGCGGGATGCAAAATAACCAAATGGCGTTGCTGCAAATGGCGCAGCTTGAACACGCCGTACAACAGCTAACGGAAGGCGCGGGCAATGTCGGCACTGGACTTGACGGAATGGCGCAACAGCCGGGGAACGGTGGCCCTCCTGGCGCTGGTGCGCCGCCGCAAGGCGGGAACGGTCCAGACCTTTCTGGCGGGGGAGCCGGTGGACCTGGTGCGGCAGGGTAAGGCGGCGGCCCTCCATGAACTTGAAACGCTTTTAACCGGCCACGCCGACAAGCTGGCCGAAACTTTGGAAACCGCCTTAAGGGAGCAAAAGGCAACATGAGCGACGTAGGACTGTACGGCTTCGAAATTCCGCACGACTTTGTTTTGCCCACGCGGGACATGGTTATAATCCGCATTCCGTTTCCGCCTGAAAAGGTTGGCAGCATCATCACGCCGCAGACGACGCGCGACCTACTGGCGCACAACGTCATGGCCGGCCGTATCGTTGCTATGGGGCCGCTGGCGTTCCAGATGAAAAACGGCGAGGGCGGTTTGACCCGGCAAGACGCCGATATCGGGGATTGGGTTCTAATCCGCCCGTTCGCCGGAACGATGGTGCAGGGCGGTCAGATCATGGTGACGAGCGGCTGGCGCTACGTGTCCAGCTTTAACGACGTGATCGGCATTATTCCGCGCGACAAGATGCCGGACCCGTCAACGCTGTCGTGGGACGCGGTGAACGCCAACGCGCCGGCCGCGCAACCCGGCTTTGATTTCAACGCGAAGAAAGTAGTCTCGTATGTCTGACCTTAACGTAATGATGCGCGAACACGCGCTAGCGGGTTTGAACACGCAACTGGACGCCGCCGTAACCAACGGCGACACGGAAGCCGCGCGCAAGATCACGGCCGACATTGCCAAGCTGGCCGTTACCAACGCGCCCAAGGCCCCGCCGTACGGTGACGCGGAAATCCGCACGGAGCTGAACAAGCTGGACTGGTTCGGCGTGGACCCGAAGAAGTCCGGCCTGGCGATCGCGTTGGGCAAGGATATGAACATCCACAAGTTCGCAAGCGCAGTGGAGTTCGCCGCTGCGCTGGTCAAGGCGGTTGAAGCGGAAGGCAAGCCCGTCACTGCCGTCAAGGCCAAGGCCGACGACGACAACGAAACCGACGAAGAACGCGAGGAGCGCGAAGCTGAAGAAGCGGAGGCGGCCGAAGCCACAGCGGCGGCCAAGGCGAAGCGCAAGACGGACGGCCCGGGCGAAGGTGACGCGGGCGGACGCGCCGCCGCACGTCGCACAAGCGGCCCGTGGACCAAGCTTACGGACGCCCCCGGCGACGTACAAAAGGAAATCAAGCGCTCGGCTGACAAGTTTGTGTCCGCCAACGCTCCGAAAGAACAGCGCGAAAAATTCATTAGCAAAGCGCTCGAAAGCCACTACGCGACGCACCAGCGATCGAAAGGAAAGAAGTAGGCCATGGTCGATAATCCGTTTCAGTCCGGCCTTGCGCCGAACCTCGTTCCGAACCCGCCCGGCGAAATCCCCGAGGCGCAAGGCCCCGGCGACGGCATGGCCGCCATGTCGCCGTTCGCGGAAGCGCAGGACGTGGACCAGATCATTAAAAACCTGGTGCTTGACCGTCCGCTTAAGCTGTACATCCCGAACCGTGAACGATACCCGGATCATGAGTTCCGGATTATCAACAGCATTCCGAGCGAGATTGCGGCCGCCCATAACAAGGGTTTCAAAGAGGTCACTTCGCCCGAAATGGTTGAGCTGTTCCGCGACCTTGTGGCCGGTACGGACAAAGACGGCAAGGCGTTTCGCCCTATGCTTATGGCCCGTTCCAAAAAGATCGGCGAACACGTCCGCAAGCGGCACCGCAAAGAGCTTGCCAGCCTCTACGCCGGCATGGACCCGAAGAACAAGGAACTTGCGGGCAAGTACACGGAAAACGTCACGACCGGACAAGACGCTTCCAAGGGTCAATTCAGCGGCCCGGCGTTCCGCATTCGCGTTTAATTTTCCGTACTGTTGCGCGAATGCAACGGGTAAAGGTGCTAGGCATGGCGGGCTAGCACCCCAACCCTTAAGGAGAAACCATGTTAAAGAAAGTCTTCGCCGCAGCCGCGATCGCCGCTGCGCTACTGTCGCCGGCACGCGCGGCCGATGTCCTCCCCGTCAAAGCCACCGTGCCAGCCAACACTTGGCTAAACGGCTACCCGTACGGCAGTTCCGGCTTGTACGTCGGGCTGTTCACTGAAGCCGGGGGCGGCCCCGTGAACGCCAGCGTTCCGGGCGTCAACTCCGCAAGCCTTACCACGACAACCGCGGGCGTCGGCGCCCTCGTCGGCTACGCGTGGGGCAGCAAGTCAAGTCAGTTTGCCTACTCCGTCGAAGGCAAGGTATCCGCGACTAACTTCAACGGCGCCAACCAGGGCTTTGCGGTTTCCGGTCCTGTTTCGGCAGAGACGACCGCCTTTGTTTGGATGCCCGTTTCGCTGATACAAACCACGTTAGGGCTTTTGAACCTGCCAAATCCGTTTAGCACTATCGCGCCGTTTCCGCTCCTGCCGGCCACCGTCACCGCTAGCAACGTACAAGCCGGGTTCGGCGCTGGCGTGCGTGCAGACGACGTGTCCATAAACTTTCTCGGGGCAGGGTCAAACAAGGTGTTTTTATTCTCGCCAAAGATTGAGTTTGACTTGATGGAACAACTTAGCAACGGGCTCGCAGTTCGCGAGTACATTGACGTGGTGTTCCAAGGGAACGGCGCCGTTCTAGGTGCAGCGCAGTCTCGGGCGGTGCTTGGAACTAAGACACTCGCCGGCATTGCCGTAGTATTCTAATAGCAGGCGTACGACGTGCGAAGGGGGCCAGATGGCCCCCTTTTTTCGTTACTTGATCTTCTCGACCGCTTCCAAAACGACGCTTGTGATGGTCCGCCGCAGCTTCTTCGCCTTCCCTTGGACCCGGGCCTTTTCGGCTTTGGTCAGCCGCATATCGAGACGTTCGGAGCGAGCACACGCCGCCGATTTGGGCTTGGCGGCTTTCTTTGCCTTTTTGACCGGCTTTGCCGCTCCGCGCGCGGCCACGCGCTTCAGCCGTGCGCGCTCGATTTTGGCCTTCGACTTCAAGGTCTCCGCAATGTCCGCGTTAAGACCGTCTATGGTGTCCATGTGTGCTCCTAAATTCGAATGTTGGCTGTTGACTATCGCGAATGTAATACTGTACGAATGCTGACAAGTCAACACACGCACGGAAGCGAACACATGCGTTACGCTGTTAAAATCGGGGAAATTCACATTCGGTCGACAAAACCGATTACCGACGAACAGAGGGCGAAAGCCATCGAACGGCTGCTTAAGGACAAGACCATGTTGCGCGTTGGTGGGGTCGAAGTAGTGATAACCGCCCGATGACGGATAAAGTAGTTTCTATCGTCCGGAACGCCGGCAGCGCCGCAGATTGGCTTACCGAGCTGGCGGAAGAACTGCGGCCCGAGAGCGACCCGACGACAAAGCTTTGTGTCGTCATTGTCACGTACGACGGTGACGGCATGATGCGGTTACGTTCTCACAAGCACAACGCTAACGTGCTCGAAATCATCGGCATGTTAGAACTATCTAAGAACGACTATTCCAACGCCGGCTAGCCATCCACAGCCATAGACACGGCCATAGCGTCCCAACGGTCGGGGGAGCGGCCGATTTCCTTTTTGATCTTCTCTTTCGGCGTCATGAACAGCCGGGCCTTTTCGTCCCGCCGGCAGCCGGCCATCCCCCATTTGTACGCGGCGCCCTCTTCCTGCGCCAGCTTGTCGTTCGGCACGGACACGTCTCCCGTAAGCCATCGTTGCAGCTTATCGTGCAACTCCGCGCGACGGTTCCCGTACAGGGTATCGTTCATGGCTCCGTACGCGAAATTGACCGCCACAACCTTTTCGGGTCCGTACTTGCGCATGCGGAGCCGGGTAGCATCGACCAGGCCCTTGCCTATGCCGGTCACGTCGATAAGGATTGCGTCCATATCAAAGCGTTCGTACGTCTGGACCAGCCAATCCGCCTGTACGTTATAGTCGCGGTTTGTCAGTTCTCCCCAAACTCGGGCGCCGATCGCGGAGCCCTGACGATCGCAGACGAAGGGCTTATCCTGGCCGTCGCCGGCAGGGTCCACACAAAGCAGCTTCAGAGCGCCAGCGGAGGGCGTCGGCCTGCGTACCATTGCCGCGGCGACCAGCGACGCCGCATAAAAGTCTAGCGTGCTGTCGGCCATGAAGCACTCGGAATAGATGGCCGGAAACTCTTGCCTTGTCAGCCGGTGGATAGCCTCGGGCTGGCCGCCGTTCATGACTGCGGCCGTGTAGTTCTCTTTCCAGAACCAATAAAGCTGCTCACGGTCCAGGCCGTGCAGCTTGGCGTAGTCCTCAAACTCTTTCGGCGCTTTCCACGCGAAAGGCACTTCCGTACGGTACTCGGGCATGAGGTGCCACGGCAGGAAGTGTATGCGCCACTCGCCCTTGTTGTTGTCGCGATTGGCTTGCTCGCACATATTATAAAACATGCCCGACTGGCCGTTGCCGGTGCTCTCCATTCCGATTTCAGTACCCGGCAGCCCGAGCACGGTTTTCAACAAGCCCGACGACAAGTCTTCGGTATTGTCCATGAACGCCACTTCGGACATATGCAGCAAATGAAAATCATCCGACCGGCCGATGTCGCCGCCTTCCGACGACGCGACCTTGTACAGCGATTTCAGTTTGTCAAAGATCAGCTCGCGGGAGTTGGTCGCGCCGATCGAGGGGCGCAGCGCCGATGGCAGGCCGGCGGCAAACTCTTTAACCTCGCGATGCAGGTTGGTCGCGCTGGCCGTGCTGTGCGCCACGACTTGCGCCCGCCGGCCAAACTCCGTTGCGGTACGGTGGAAGTAGCGGGCGCCGATGTACGTCGATACGCCCATGCGGCGGGCTTTGGGGATAAGAGCGCGCACTACGCCAAACGTTTCGCGCTCGGCTTCTATGCGGGCATGCAAGTGCTTCTGTGCGTTGTTCAAGGCGAACGGGAAGCGCTCGCCGCCCTCGCGAGGCCGTATCATCAAAAACTTGCGGTAGTAATCGAAGTCTCGCAGTTTCGCCCGTACGTCGTCTTTACTCAGTACGGGCGAAGCCTCCCACGGAAACATTAGTTTACCGGCGCGAAACTGACAATTCCGCCCCACCAAAAATGGCAGGCGAGAAAACCGACCAGAAAGCCGCAGACGAACGGAAACGGCGGCCACGCCTTGCTCACGGTCCAGGTCCATCGCGAAAGCGTTGGCGTGCCTCGGAGCAGCGCTTGCGTTTCAAACGCTGCGAAGCTCGCCGCGATTGCGAGTAACCAAAGGGCCCATAAAATCATTTTGATTTCTCGATCGCAGCGGCAATTGCCGGCGTGACGGCAACAACGTCTTTGTTGTTGGGCAGCGCGTTTGCGCTCGCGGCGTCGGTGACGACCGTTGTGTTTTTCATGTTGCCCACGGTGTCTTTGAGCGACTGCGCCCGGGTCACGATGACCGGCCATAGAACGGCACCAACGGCCGCCACGCTGCCGAGAATGGTTGTCCAGCTATCAATGCCCAGCCCAAGCCATCCGTGCCCGGCGGCGTAGCCCGCGGCCCCGGCGATGACCGCCGCCATGGTCGTCTGTAACTGCGTTTTGTTCGGCAACATTCGTGAAGCTCCTCGGGTTTTGTGTCGCGAATGTCATACCATCCCTTGCGAATTTCGTCAATTTCGGCCATAAATGTGGCGCTCAGGGCCAGCAACGACGGGACCGGATGCCCTTATCCCCGGCAGACTTCCGGTTCCGTCTAGCCCTCAATGGCTTAACCGAACGCGTCCGGCTTCAAAGGCATCACATGGCGATTTCCCGAGACGACCTGAAGGCAAAGCGGCTGAAGGCTATGGCCGTGGTGGGCTCGCAGATGGACGCCAGCGCGGCCATGTTTGACCGCCTGATAGCCGCCGGCCAGAAGGTGACGGACGCCCGCACGGCCGCCGAAACCGCACACATGGGCGCCATTGACGCGCAGGTGGCGGACCTTAACGAGATGGCCGACGAGTTCACCGACATGGGAAACGCAGCCGCGCCGGCTTCCACCGTTACCGCCAAGCCCGCGCCTATTGGAGCGGGAGTAGGGGCCGCTTCGCCAGCTCTGGCGGCTCTTAACGCCGCGCAGCCGAACCCCGTGAAGCCGGCCACGAACGGACTGGCCGCCGAAGCGCTGGCGAAGGGTGACGCCTACGTGGGCACCCATGGCGAGATTAAGCCTTAGGCGACCTTGGCAACAACGTCCGCGTGGTGGTTCGCAACGCTGTCGGCATAGGGGTCGTATCCCGTTTCAGCCGGATACCAGGAACCGCCGAACAGCGCACTTTGACGCCACACCGGACAGCGCTGGACGTGGCCGCTATCGACGAAGCTGCCTTCTTTTGCGTGACCCCAATCCTGGCCCGAGATCATGCCGTGCTTGCGAGCGAGCTGGCGCAGGAAAACGTACGGCTTGTTATTTTCCTGATAGACGCCTTTGACGAAGACACCGAAGTCCGCGGCTATGCCGTAGCCGTGGCAGCCGACGACGCGGAGCTGCGTAAAGTGCTTCATGAATAGGGCGCTTTGTCGCGTCTGTGAGCGGTAGGTTTCGAGCACGCGCAAGTCGATACCTTCGGCCTTGGCGTCGGCGACCATGGCGAGCACCGCGGCGCGCGTGCCGGGCTCCAGCATGGCAAGGTCTTTGCAAACGACGTCTGATCCGAAGTACCGCGAATTGCGGACGACCGTGTTATAAAAGTTCGTCATGACGGGAACGGCTCCGGGGCCCAATCGTCAATGGTTTCGGCGGTCAAGTCGTGGACCGCGGCTTGCTGTTCCGCGACGTGAAACTGTATCGCGTCCGCACGCTCCGCGATGTCTTGCATATGCGCGAGGACCGCCTTTTGCTCGTTCGTGCGTTTGTCTTCTTCGACGCGGGACGCACGCGACACCAGCATGTGCATGTGATTGCGCTTCAGCGGCGGAAAGAACTTCGCAATGCGTGCCTCGCCTTCGTCACGTATCGACAGGACGAGCGCGGCCTTGCGATCCTCAAACGACGGGGGCGGGGGCGTGTCGTCTTCCACGCTGTAATCGGCCACGTAATCGTCGGCGCGCTGTTCCTCGATCGAACCCGGAACGACGCGTACGGCAGCTTCGACCATCGGGGCCGCAGTTGGCGCGGGCTCGCCGGTCGTCTTTTGATGGTCTTTCTTGGCCTTGATATAGGCCGCAACATCTGCGGCGAACTCGTCGGCCGACTTGATTTGCGAAAGCGGAATTTTGAACGTCATTGCTCGCCCCTTAGCTTATGCGAATGATATAGTTGAGTTCAATGGTCGGCTGCACTAGCGCCGTCGCTGTCTGCGCGCCATTGGTCGAAGCAACGTTGATCGTGTTAGTGCCGGTCATGGTGGCTGTGGTGCCCACGGACGTACCGTTAGACCCGGCTGCGTCGTTGCCGCCCGTAGTCGTGCCGAGCGTCTGCCACGCTACCGCGTTGACGAACGGCACAAAGACCGACGTGCTGTTGTTCGGGTTGACGTTGATTACGTTGCTTCCGGTAGCCGGGACGCCGGCCGGGATATTGCTGGTAACCAGCGCTTTCGCTTCCAACCCGCCGACGCCCGCTAGCGCTTGCGACGACATGGTGGCCGTAGACAATCGGTTGGCGCCCGCGTCCACGCCGGCCACGACACGGCCGCGCAAGTCGGGAAGGTTGGCCGTCGTTACGCCGTCGCCAGCGCCGAACGTTATGCCCAAGACAGCAAACAAGGCGGCCGTCGCGCCCGTGCGGGAGAATGCGGAGCCGTTGGCAATCGCCCAACTTGAACTAGGCGCCGCCGTTCCGGCGTACGGCAAGATTGAACCGATCGGTGGAGGTAGGCCGCCGTTCGCGATAACGAAGGCCGTCGTGGCGATGCTGGTATCGTTGTCGCCAAGCGTGGCCGTGGGCGCCTGCGGGTTGCCGGTGAACACTGGAGACGCAAGAGGCGCGCGGGTCGTGTCGGTAGGGTGTACGTGATCTTCGCGCGAGTAGGCGGCTGACGTGCCGACAGCGGCGGCAGCATCCATCAGCGGCGCAGCGGTGCCCGCGGGCGGAATGAGGCTTACGATCGGCCCCGCTATCAGGTTTGACCAAAGCGTAGGTGTCGCCGTCTGGAACGACGACGTTGTGGAGTTGAATAGGAAAATGGCACCTTCCGCAGACGATGACGGCATGGCCGGCTTAAACCACACCGTAGTCGCCGGGTTCACGGTTGGCGCCGTCTGCCCGACGAACAGCGTGATAAGCCCCGCACGCGCGAGCGCGGCTATCGTGTAATCCAGTCCAGGCATTTGCTCCGTTCGCACGCCGCCGCTTGTCGATCGCAACAGCGCGAGAAAATCGGTCGTCGGATTATAGCTCATTTACAGCCTCGACTAGCAATAGCGAGTTAAGCGTCACGGTCACGTTAAGCGGTAGGCTCCGCAGCCCTTGCTGCAGAACGGGGCTGCCCGCGATCGGTAGTGGTGACGGAACAGCAAGAATGAACTCGTCCACCAGGCCGGCGACAACGAGCTGCGTTGACGTGCTGAAAGCAATCGGCGGGCCTTCGTCCACCAGGCCGGCCGGCAACGCTGCGCCCGCAAAGGTCGGATCGATCACGGTGCCGGGGCCGTTGCCGTTTTCGGGCCACGCACCGTTCGTCTTCGGCCCAAAAATCGACGGCTGCACTCCGTAGTTTCCGAACCCCGCCCAAAGCAGCGCGTAGTCGCCGGGCACCCCGATATCGTCTGTAATCTGCGACGCGGTGAACCACTTCAGCGAACTTTGATACAGCGCCGGCACCACGAAAAGGGAGTGACCCCACGGGTCCGTGCCGCTGGTCGCGCGTTTCTCGAAAAGCTTGAAAGTCTGTGCATCCATGTACAAATCGCCGACAACGCCCGCCTGCGGTACAGGCGGCCCAAAGCCGCGCAGGATTGATCCAAACTGCTTTGCTTGGAAGAAAACCCCGCCCTGCAATGTCCCGTTATCGAACATCCTAGTTCCAATAGCTCACGCTCATTTGCGTGCCGATAACCTTGATGGCTAGCAGCGTGGCCCCGCCTTGTACGGGCAGCGACCCGCCTTGCGCGACCTGCATCGCGAAATTTGTGGAACTTGGCGTGCTGCCGTCGTACGTGGCGAACAGCGGCCCGCCGACTGCCGTAACTACGGCGTAGGTTGCGGTTGCTGGGACCGTGAGCCCGGTGGCCGCTGCAATCGAAACGTTGTTCTGCTCGCCCGAAACTATGTTTGTTGCGCCCACGTTGACTGAGTTCTCCGCGGTATAGAGGGGGTTAAGCGAGACGGCGACGGCTGCCGGGCTTGTCGGCCATGCGCCGGCCGCCTTCGGTCCAAAGATCAAGGGTTGCAGGCCGTAGTTCGGGAAGCCGGCCCAAAGCAGGGCATAGTCGCCGTTCACACCGATGTCGTTCGTCGGAGCGGACGGCACGAACCATTTGAGCTGCGCCTGTTGCGCGCTCGGCACCACGAAAATGAAGTTGCCCCACGGGTCGGTTGCGTCGGTTGACCGCTTTTCGTAGAGATTGAACGTCTGTACGTCGATGTACAAATCACCAACAACACCAGCTTGCGGCACCGGGGGGCCGAAGCCGCGCAAAACCGAACCGAATTGCTTCGCCTGGAAAAAGACCCCGCCCTGCAATGTTCCGTTATCGAAGCCGGCCACGAACTACCCTTTCGCTGCGATCTTTTCGAGTGCGTTTGCGATGCGGTTCATATCGACTGATACCTGTGTCGCCAAATTTCGCGCCGCGTCTAGCGAACCGCGCTCGTCGTTATTTGCGAGGGCACCGAAAAGATGCATTACCTGCGCGCGAATTTCTTGTTCCGTCATTACAGCACCTTGCCACTTTCACCCGTACGACTAATCTGCAGGTCCATCACAACGCCCGTTCCGTCGCCGTTGTTGATGTTGAGCACGCGCAGCCGTACCCACCCGGCGCGGTGCGCGCCCCGCGACGTGGCGACGACCAGGTTTTGCCACTGGTCGATAGGCCGCGCGGCGCTGTCTTTGTCACCGCCGAACACCTTCAGTTCCATCAATACGCTAGCCTCGGGCGCCACCGGGGAGGGCGTAATTAGGCTTTGCGCGGGCGTCTGGAACGTGAGCGACGCCCGAGCGATGTTCACGGAGATGTTATCGCCCTTATTTATGGGCATCCAGCCGGTCGCGCCGCCGATGAAATCGACGTAAACCGTATCTTGCTGCGCGTTGATGCGCTTGCCGCTGCCGCCTGGACGATAGAACATTTCAGCCCCTTACTTGCGGCCCCGGTTGAAGCCGCTCGGGGAGCCTCCGAAGCTGGTCCCGCTGCCCCCGCCGTCGCCGTGGCCGGACTTGGAAAGCCGGCGGTTGCCGTTGCTGATATCCGCGACGGCACCGGGGTAGCGCTTCAGCGGGCCTTCTGGCAGGCCGCCGCGCCCCATGAACTTCGTCGCGGGCGGTCCCATGTCGTTCGGCGTGGTGTCGTTGGAGCCCTTGGGGTTGAACCCGGTTTTGTGTCCTTTGAACTTGGTTTCGCTCACTTGCGTTTTCCTTTCTTCGGTGCCTTGGTCGGTAACGTTGCGGCGAGGCAAAGGGCCTGCCCTGGTCGAAGCATGCCGACGCGCTCCATGCGTTTTGCTATGAAGTAGGTCGCCGGGTCGATACCCACGGACTTGCCGGGGATGCCAACCTTTGCTTTGCTGGGCAGGCCACTCGCCATTCGAGGTTAGCCCGTCTGCCCGAAGGCGACGCCCGAGGTATCGAGCGGCTTGCCGGCGGCCGGGTCGAATGGCAGCGGTTCCGGGCGTTTGTCACGTTCTGCCGCTTCCCAATCCCGCCGCGCCTGCGATTTCTCAACTTCTTCGCGGGCCGCGTCGTCGGAAAGCAAGTCCATGTCGGGGTGGTCGAGCGCGTCGGAAAGGCGCCCGATGCCGGCTAGCATGAGGTCGGCGAGGTGCTTGTTCTTCAGCTTGCCCGCGTCTTTGGCGAGGCTTCCCAGCTCGCTTTTCATCTTGGAAATGCGATCTTTGAAGTGGACGCGCTTGTCTTGGTGTTCCGTCTGGTTTTCCATGGGGTCCCGTCTCCGGTCTCGTATTCGTGATGCTTTCCCTCTTTACCATGCATTCGCGGCAGTTCCTAGCGCGGTTTCTGGTGCGTGCGGTCGCCGTCCGGCCTTGCCCACATTATCATGTCCTGAAGCTCGCCCATTCGCTTGTCTACGGCTTCGAAGCCCCGGCGCATGTCTTGCTTGATGTCGTCCAAGCCGCCTTTGGCAACGTACTCCTCGGCCATTTTGGCGCGAAACTCCAGCAACCCCATTTGAAGGGCGTGGATGTTAGAACGTACGGCGTCGGCGCCCACGGTGTAGTTGTCCTCGTACTCATCAATTTTGGTACGCAGCGAACGTTCAACCTGCGCAATGGCTTCGGTCGTGTCTTTGTCCAGTTTGTGAAATTTGGCCGCGAGCGCGTTGCCACCGCCGAAAATCTTTTCCGCGACCATGACTAAAAGCGTGATGCCGCTAACGAAAATCGGCACATATAGCAGCATACCGTCAGTCATTGCCAGTTTACCGCATTTGAAGGAACGATGGCGGCATTCCGATAAGCCATTGCGCCGAAATTCGCGGTTAACTCAGAGCCGAAAGCGCCGGGGACGGCAATCGGGAAAAGAGCGCCGGTCAATGCCGAGAAGCTGATACCGCCAACTCCCGTTGCCGGATTTTGATTGGCGAGAACATCGTTGTTCCAAAGAACGGCGCCCGCGACAATGACCCCGAACCATACCTTCTGTGTGGTGAAATTGACCACTTGCGCGAGGAAGCTTCCTGTGCCCCATGTTCCGATGGTGATGCCGCTGAATGTGCCGTTGATAAAGATTTGGCCGTTGGACGACCACTGAAGAATGCTGGATGCGCTTGTGTTCGCTATTCCAATGGAATCATTGCCGTTGGCGACGTTGCAGGTAAACTCGTTGTACCAGATGCCCGCAGTCTTGGAGACTGTCCCATATGCGATAGCGGAAAAACCGAAGTTTTCGAAAACGGTCAGGTTGTTATTGAAGTAGGAGAGCTGTGGCGTGCTCCTGGTAGGATCGAACGTGGTCGTATTGGCGGTAACCGCAGCCAGTGGCCCGAAGAAGTTAGCCAGGTATGTCTCGATGATGGTCTGAACATTGTTGAAAGGAGGCGCAACAAACATGACGCCCGCCGCTAGTATTTTTCCCTTGAAGAACCCGGCAGGACCGGGTCCTGCTCCAATCTGGACGTTGGCCGAAGTGATCGCGACATGAGAAGCCGTAGGCGATTGCACCACAACGATGCCATTGATGAAAATAGCGTAGGCGCCGGATGGATCGTAAGTTGCGCTGATCAATACCGGGCCTGACGTTGGCACCTGAAAACCAGTGCTGACACCGATGGTAGTCCCGCCGTTTGCCAGCAGCCGAACGAATCCGGTTGTCTGGTCGATCCGAAGTTCAAGACACCCCGCCGTATCGCCGCTGTCGAGGGTGTAGTTGGCGAGATAATCGGTCAGTTGCACCACCGCGTGCAGATACGCAGTGCCGGTAAAAGGATAGAATGCCGACGTGGCGGCCATCTTCAGGTAATTGGTGGCGCCATCGAACAGCATGGCTGGACGGCTATTGGCGGTGACGAGCGCCCCAGACTGATAGATGATCGGCGCCAATGATCCAGCCGAAACAAAATCGATAGCGCCTGCATTGAAAGGGTCAGCTTTCATCGGGTTGTAGTAGGTCGCTACTCTGACGGTCGTTCCAGACCCGAACGATGCGATTGACGCGGTATCGAGAAGTGACTGAGGCGCAGAGGTGAAGTTGATGTCCTGCGATCCGCCGCTGTCCCGCGTGACATGCATTGCTGCGCCCGTATAGGCAAGCAGCGATAATTGCGGCGAGAAGGTTCCTACATAAGTGAACACATCCTGGAAGCCGTCAAAGACGTAGCCCACCTTCTGGAGCAGAGGGATAAGAGCAATAGCATCATTCAGTAAACTCGGATTCGATGAAAACTGAGGGACGCCATACAGGTCATCGCCGTTAAAACTTCCTGACGGGGCGTTATAACTAAGCCCGTAATAAAACGCTGTAGTCGGGCCGAAATCGGAAACCATGGCCCCGTAATTCTGCAAGGTCGTGAAGAGTATCTGGCCAAAAGATGTAAGTCCGCTAGGCATTGTTGTGCCAGCAGGAATAGCCAGGAGTTGACATTCGACAAAGAACCCATTGGTGCTGCTGCCATCATTGGCGATGGCTGGAAAAAGACCGGGGTTCGCATTAACCAGAAAATTTTGACAGCTTATGGCAACGACATGGTTGATAGCTCCCTGCTTTACATACTCTTCCTTAAGTTGAAGTCCGGCAAAACAGCTCTGGCCGCTGCCATAGACACCGGCATTCAGCGTTGATCCGACGGGCGGTGTGCCAAAACCTGAATCCACCACAAGGTCAGAAAATCCGACCGCTTCGCAATCCCCTACTGTGTCACTGGTAGGAATACCGCCGCTGTCAAAAAGCCAATAACTGGCGCAATCATTCCCGATAATGGAGCAGACTTCGTGATCGGTATCGCCGCTTATCGTAGTATAAGTGAACCCCGACGTCATCTGGCGCGGGGCTAAGTTTCCGGGAGGGAGATTCCAAGAGAAATTAAGCAAATCAATGACACGGAACGGCGCAGTAGCCAGGTTAGGAATATCGAAAACAATCTTGGCGCTGACCCACCTGTTTGAGCCGTCGTATGCGGGCCAAGGGAGAGGTGTCAGGATGGAATTGGCAGGCAGCGGCTGATTGATGGGAGACGATGCCGCGAACGGACGGTCGCCCGGAACCCAATTTCCGCCGCCTCCGCCACCACCGCCATGAAGAGCCATGCCGCTCTTTGCTTCTTTGGCCAGGGAAGCGATGGCTGCCGCTGATGCGCCTGTCAGGAAATCGCGACGTTTCATCATTAGCATAGCCCCGTGATGCAGCTGATGATCACGATGCCACTGCCACCCGTGCCGCCCGAAAATCCGAAATTGTCGGTGCCGCCGCCACCGCCCCCGGTATTGGCGGTTCCGTTGACCCCGGCTGCCGAGGCGCCCCCAGCGCCACCGCCGCCCGTACCCCCCGCACCACCAGTACCGGCTCCGCCGCTGTCAACGGCACCACCGCCGCCGCCCGCGTAGGTGACAGCGGAGCCGGTGATCGAATTACTTACGCCGTTGCCTCCCGCGCCGCCCGCCGATCCTGCGCCCGCCGAACCGACGACACCAGCACCACCGCCGCCCGCTGCGGGGAACGGAAACGCAAACGCTGTCGTTGCGCCGCCGTTCTGACCTTGGCTTCCGGTGCCGCCAACGGGGCACCCGGAGCCGCCTTGCCCTCCGCAACCGCCGCCTGACCCGCCGGCCGCGGGCGTGCCATTGACAATGCCGCCCGCGCCGCCGCCGTTGGCGGTGATAGTTGAGAGGACGGAATTGGAACCGTTCGAAGCCGTATTGATGCCGTTATTTGAAACAACCCCCGCACCGCCCCCGCCAACCGTGATCGATGTCGAGCCTGGCGGGACTGTGAAGCTGGAGCCCAAGCCGCAAGTTGGTGTTCCGACAGTTGTGCAATAACCGCCCGCGCCGCCGCCGCCCTCGTTTCCACCACCGCCGCCGGCAACTACCAACACTTGCGCACTGACTGACCCGCTGCATGTCAACGTCCCGCTCGCCGTGAACGTGATGATCGTATTGCCGCCGGCAGTTGTTCTCGTGCCGCCCGTGCAAGTCGCGCCGGGCGCAAGCCAGCCGAAAAACTGCCCTGCGAATACAGGATACCCCTGAAAACAGCACAGCGCAGAAAGCAGCAAAATCCGAAGCAACTTCATCATAGGCCGTAGCCCCACATATTGACATCGGTTGCCGTCGCGCCGGCGGCTGCCGTCGTTGTGACGACGATCGGGGTGTTAACGGCGGACGCTGGCAAGCAAGGGCTAAACGGCTGAAAGAAGTTCTGCCCGATGGTCGCCGAGTTCGGCGCGAGCTGGTAGGTGAAAGGACCGCCCAACACGCCCGAGAGAACTAGAGGCCCCGGGTTCGCCGTGCCGCCTATGGCCGAGAAGCTAAAACCGCAGACATAGGCGGTCGCTGTCGAGGCCGGGGTTAACGTGCCGGTGACTGCGGCAGTTGAACCCGCGCCATGTGCCCCGAGCGGCGTTGGCGTCGTCGTGACATTATTGGCGGGATACTGAGAACTGTTTATGTGCGGTACTGAATTAGAAACCGCCGCAGGCCCCAAGGGATTAAGCCCGGGGCTGGCAGCGTCGATATCGAACTTGCCGATGTTGTTAGTTCCTGCGGGGACCGGGCCCCCCGCCGTGGCATTTAACGTGACGAGATCATTATGTATGATCGTCTGGTTAGCGGCGGTCGCCTGCGTTGCCGAGTTGGTGGCGATAGTACCAAGCGACGTGTTTGCCGTGGCCTGGTTGGCCGCGGTCGCCTGCGCTGCCGAGTTGGTGGCGATTGTCGCGAGGGACGCATTCCCCGTGGCTTGGCCCGCCGCCGTCGCTTGCGTGCCCGAGTTGGTGGCAATCGTACCAAGCGAAGTTTGCGCCGTGGCCTGGTTCGCGGCCGTCGCTGCGCCGCCGATCGTCCCTAGATTGACAGTCGGCGGGGCGGCGAACGGTGGCAGTGTTCCGATAATCCCGATATTCGATGCGCAGTTGCCGTCGCCCGCGTTCGTTGCGAGGCTCATGTTGAATGTGCCGCCCGGGAAATCGTGCATCACGGCCGGACCCGCACAGATCGCCGCGGCGCTGCCGACGCTTCCGATTAGGAAAGCAATAATGAGGGCGAGTTTTTTCACCGCATCGCTCCTATGAAGTAAATGTCATTGCAGACGTTTCCGAGATTGAAGACGCCGGTTGACGGGCAGTTGGTGGCGGGCGGCGGCGCAACGGTCTGGCCGCCCGAGAATTGCGTACAGTTGGGGCTCGATATTTCGTCGCATACGCCGTTTGGTATCTGGTTCCCGACGCCCGGCATTTGCGTACCGACACCGGGCAGCCCGTTCTGCGCCGACGCTAGCGTGACTGCCGCGACCAGTGCGATAAGCGCTAAAATGAGCCCGGTCTTCATTAGCGCAAAAAGCTTTTTCATTTCTTCCCCGTATAGATCACGAGCGGAGGGCGGTTATCGTAGAAGCGGATTTCGATCATAATCCGTCGCAGTCATAATCGAATTTATCTGATGTGATCGACGTGCCAGTCACGGTCAGCGTCGTCAGCGTGTAGCTATAGGCAAACGATGCAACAGCCGACTGCGATGTCACGCGACAGTGGTTCCATGTCGCATAGCCGGAACCAGCAAAGGTCATCAGGCAAGAAGCAAGCGTCCCGGCGCCCGCCGTGATAGTGCCAGAGCGGTTATTGCCATGCGTATCGACCGTGGGGGAGCCTGTCCCGCAGGCTGATAGCGCGGGCGCGGCGGTGCTTGCGCTATTGAAGAACAGCAGATTTTCAATATTTATTTCGTTAGATGTGTTCGACGCGACTGTATCTACGGCGCTAGACGTTCCAATGAGGACATTGTGATTTCCTGTAGTCAGTGTTACAGTGGCGACAGTCGGACCTATGGCGATATTGCTGGCCCCCGACGAGATTTTTCCACCGGAATTAAAGCCGACAACAGTATTGTTTGATCCGGTAAGATTGTTACCGGCAGAAGTGCCAACAACAGTGTTCTGAATTGAAGTCGTCGCGGCGGTCATGGCTCCCGAGCCGACAACCGTATTGCTGAACGCAGCGGCGGAATTTAGCCCCGCACTAAGACCGACGAACGTATTCGAATTTCCCGTCGTGAGGTTTCGACCAGCATCAACGCCTACACCTGTATTATTACTCCCGGTCGTCAGGGCCGCGCCCAGCGCATGAACACCAAAGCCGGTGTTGTACGATCCGGTCGTATCGAACGCTAATGCCGACCATCCGAACGCCGTATTCTCTACCCCTGACGTATTTGCATTCAAACAAAGATAGCCTGCGCAAAAATTGTAGGCGGCCTGATTGACGTTCTGCGCGCCGAAATTGGGTGAGTTTGTTGGAGGAATAAGAAGCCCGTATGGAGCGAAGGTCAGTGTGAAAGTTGCACCAGCTCCCGCACCGCTGGTTGCAGATTGAGTGACCGAGGCAGACGCCCCTGCGATCGCCGAATAACTTCCGGGGTTTTGAACGTTTGCAAATTGCACGCCCATGACCAGTGTGAGCTGCGCACCGCTGCATGAACTGCCCGTAACTGGCTCGGCCGAAATTGAAGTTGGGTTGGTTCGATAACTGCCGCCCGACGTAATCGTGACAGGGCTTTGAATTGCACCACCGGAAACCGGGGCTGTGGCCGTGAAGAAGGCTCCACTGCCGCCAGTTCCAGTCGTTCCGGTTAATGTCGCGGTCGTCCCCGTGCAGGCTGATCCTCCCGCCGCGACTGTCGCCGAAACAACCTGAGTAGTCGCAACATATAGCACGGCATTGTTATATGCGCCACTTAGAATAGAATTGGCGGTCGCTCCGGGAATGGAGGGTGTGTAGCTATCGCCCGGCGCATAACCATTCCCGTTTGCCGTGGTCGAAACGCCCCATACTCCCGAACCGAGGCCTGCAAGATTGGTGCTGCCGCCGCTGCCGCCCGGGCTGTTCGGCACCTGCGCGCCTGGAGCGCCGGGCAGGCCGTTTTGGGCGAGCGCGGGCGCAAATGTCAGTACGAAAGCGAGCGCCGCGATAAGTCTGCGCATGTCAACTCCAATAGCTGACGCTCATTTCGGTGCCAAACACCTTGATTGCGGCGAGCGCCCGCGCGCCCTGTACGGGGAGCTGCGCGCCTTGCGCGACCTGTACGTCGAAGTTTGTCGCGCTTGGCGCCGAACCGTCGTACGTCGCGAATAGCGCCCCGGCAACCGCGGTAATAACCGCATAGGTTGCGAGCGCGGGTACGGTCAAAAGCGTGCCGCCCGTGGCCGAAATGTTGGTATTGACTTGGCCGCCCTGCGGCGTGGCAGGCACGTCCACCGATATGAACCGCGACTGCCCAAGCCTCACAGCGAGGGCCATGAAGCTGTTTGGAAACTGATTTGCAATATCCACGCCGGCCATGGCTGCGCCTTTCGATCAAGAGAGGAAGCCCGGCCCGTACGCAAGCGCGCAGAGGGGCCGGGAACTGTTCTCGTTAGTGCGCGCCGATCGCGAAGGGCAGGATTGAAGCGCCGGCCGCGTACTGCGAAGCGCCGCAAATGCGAGCTTGCGTGAACAACGGCACGTCGGCGCCGACATTGGCCTGTACGTTCATGACCGGAGCAAAACCGCCTTCGGTGGTCGGGCACGCTGCGCCCCAATTGACTTGTACGGCGGTCACGGTGGACGACGCCGACAAGGTGACGCCCGTGGTGCCGTTGTACGCGGTCACGGTCGTATTTGCCGGGATGGTGCAGCTCGTCGGCGTGTTGCAGGTAATGAAGCCGCCAACGATCGGCGGGGTTGCCGGCGTGGCAGTCAAGACCAGCGCAGTGCCGGCAGCGACGCTGCCCACGCCCGAGCCCTGCGACGTAAAGAGCTGCGCGGCTCCCTGCAGAACGCGTATTTCCAGCGGGCCGTTGCCAAGGTCCGCTACCTGCCCGATGTTGTTTTGCAGGACAACGGGCAGCTTCGTGACGACTTGCGCCGACACGACGCCCGGCATTGCGGCCAGCGCGAGGAGGGCCAGTAAAATTTTCTTCATGGTCGTGATCCTTTGCGTTGCTGCGGTTGCGCTACGGGTTAATCGGCGCTGAAGCCGGCGCCGCCACGGAAATGCCGCGCTTGGTTGAACATGACGTTTGCGACGAAGCCCGCCGAAGTCGGGTCATTGCCTATCTGCATGCCGCTGGAGAGCACGCGGAGCGGCAGCGTGGCCGTACCCGCGGCGGCCGGGTTGAGCGACACGCCCGAGATACCAAAGCGGGTCGATTGGAAACCGGCGTTCGCCTGTACGTCGGCGCCGTCGTTCAAAAGCAGATTGAACGCGGTGCCAGGCACGGTCGGAACCGTGATGGCCATTTCGACCTGCGGGTCCGTTTCGACGAAAACCCAAGCTTCGGTCGAAGCGGGGATGAACTGGAAACCGTTCTTCGCCATGTACAGCGTGATCGGGCCAAAGCCGACGATAACGCCCGCGATAATCGAGGTGGTGGTGGCCGTGTCGCCGGGTACCCAACGCGTGATGTTCGGCGCCATGGACTGATTGCCCAGCCCCGAGCCGCCGCCGTTGCCGATCACAACCGACGTGGACGGTCCCGAAATGTTTGCCGGCAAGTCGCCTGCGCCCTGCGTACCAATGGCGGACGACGCCAGAACGGCGATATCACCGCGGAAGATCGCCGCAGCATTCGCGGAAGGGACATGGAACACGCGCACGGACGCCTGCGCCTGCGGGCCGCCGTCCATGGGGGAAACCGGGAGGAGCCCCGAATAGTGTCGAAAACCGCCAAGGTTGGGGTTAAGCGGCTGATTGATGATCTGGACCACGGAATAACCTCCTAATGGCGGGTTTGGTGAAATTCGATCGAATGCACGTATAGATGACAAAATGTCATACAACAAGGGGTGTGTGTGACAATTATGTCATACAATATATTGGGGCTTGACAAATCGAGCGTACGGAACTACGCGTACGCATTGATTAAGGAGGGCTGGCAAGTGGCACGGGATGCCCGGCAAATAACGATGGACTGCTTAAAGGGCGTCGAGACCAACGTTCTGTGGCCGTGTTCGATGAAACATGAGCGGATTTACAACCGAACCGGGCTGGCAACGACGGCGGAAATACGTCGCTGCGCTGAGGGCACCGCCACGAGAGGCAGCTACGGCGTGCTCCACAAGCTTCCCGGTGGCTACTTTACGCTATCTAGCGATGGCGAAACCATCGATTTTAAGAGTGCTGAAGAAGTCGTTGCCGCCGGGTGGCTTGTTGATTAGGGGAGGTTGGTTATGACACTAGAAGTTAAGTTTTGGGCCACGTTCGCAGCCCTGTCGCTAATGCTGCTGTACGGTCTGCACTGCACATGGGTAGCTCAATGACGATGGTATCTGCAGCGCGCGACCTGATGACTAAAATAAAAGTAAATGACGAACTGACGGTGGTGGCCCATGATGGCACGATAATAATTCAGGGCGATTTAGGCCAAGTTGTCATGTTAGACGCCGTAGAAGTTGCCGAGCTAGAAGCGGCGTTCGCCGTGTTGAGAGAAAAAGGGCACCTTCAATGACGATGCCTTGGGAAAAACGGGACGGCGTTGACGAATTGCCGGCAGTGCTTCGACGTGATGCGAACAACAAGGCGCCGTTCATGCTCAACCGCGCAGCAAGTCCTCAAGTGTCGTTCCCGTGGGAATGTCCGCCTTCGCCTGCCAAGTCTTAGCTTCCTGCCGCATCGCCGCGCGTATCGCGCCGGTAACGCCGCTGTCTCGTGTTCGTTCGAAAAGCAGTATCTCGCCCTCGGCTAGTGCGCGGTCTACGTCCGGGTCGTCTTTGATTTCGTCCCACGCAATGCCCGCAGCTCTGGTCGCGAGTTCCGCCGGCACGCCTTCGCCGAGACGCCGCAAGAGTGTTTCTCGCGGCGTCTCGGCGAGTTGCTTCTGCGGTGCTTGGCCGAAGCCCCAAGGGAACATGCTACGGGATGCCTAGTGACGCGCCCTCGCGCCCTCCCGCAACCGCACCGGCACGGCCGGCTACCGCTGAGTTTAGCGCGGGCTCGCGCCCCTTGTTTAGCAGCGTGTCCATCTTTATGGGACGACCAGCTCCTTTTTGCACCGTGTAGTCGCGTAGCATGCTCGCCAGCTTGGCAGCGATTAGCGGCACCGATACGATCGCCGAACCCGTCAAGTGTAACTCGCCCGCAATCAGAGCGCCGTACGTGACTAGCTCTTTCGTGCCGTAGCCCTTTCGGTACGACACTAGTGCGTCCATCATACGTTGCGCCTGTACGTCGCCCATCGTCAGCGCCTTGAAGGCTTGACTGGTTTCGCGGCCCGCCTTGCCGCCTTTGACGATGGTGCCGACAATATCGCCGTCACCGCTCAATTTCATCGCGCGTGCGTACCGAACATCCAGCGCGTCCAGGCGTTGCATCGCAACTTTAGCGCCGTCTTTGCCAAACGCTGCCACGAAAGTGCGTTCTATTTCCGGCCGCAACGCAGCCGCTCCGGCGCGCAAAGCCTTGGCCTTGGTCGTGTCCGGCGACGCCCCTCCCAACGCCGTGCGTTCCTGTTCCAGTAGCTCGGAACGCGCCTTCAGGATGTTGTCCGCTACCTCCGCGATGCCGCCGTGTGCGGGAGCGGTAGCGAGCATTTCCGCGTTGTGGAACGCCTTTTCCACCTCCGGGCTGTACGGCACCTTCCCCGAAGGGTTGTCAGCCGTGCGAAGTTGGGATACCGGGCCGTCTGGTATTGCGCCCGCTGCCGACAAGGGGGCACCTAATCCTCTTGCTTTACCGGAAACGGCGGTATCGCTTCGCAGCTCACCGTAGCCCCGTTGCGCGCTAGCTATCTCCGCGGCGACCGGGCGGCCGATTACACCTTCGCCTTTGCTCGCGCCGACTTGCTGTGCAGCGTACGCGGCTTCGTCCGGCTTGACGTGCGGGAGCACCGATTTAAGATGCTTTTCCGCGTCTTCGTAATTCGCCAGCTTTTCTTCAAACGCCTTTTCTGCAACCTGGTTCGGGCCGCCGCCGGGCAGGGAAGCGGGCTTTTCCGGCTTGCCCTTGGCGACGGTATTGGCCGCGTCCAAATAGGACTTCTGCGCCTCGCCCGTGAGCCGTGAGAAGGTTTGATGGCCGCCCATGCCAAGGAAGCCCCCGAAGCGGTCTAGCGCATTGGCGGCGCCCGCACCCCCGCGGCCAACGCCTTCGCCCACGGCAGCGCCCACGCCGCCCTCTACAGCGCCAGCGACCGCGCCGGGCACGCCGTTTTCTAGCCCGCCTTGTGCGCCGCCTCCCGCGGCTGCCGTGCCCGCGCGCAACGCTGCGCCCTTCAGGCCCGCAGTCGGAATGCCGCCGGCCGCGCCAAACGCAGCGCTGCCCACGACGTTCGGCTGCAATACCTTGTCGCCGCGCATGTAGTTTTCGAGCATCTGGCCGGCACCGCCGCCGGCCGCGCCGCCTGCGGGTCCGCCAACGAGCGAGCCCGCCATGCCGCCGACCATGCCGGGGTTGATTTCGCCGCGTTTCTTGTTTTCTTCCTCTTGCTCGAAACCCGGGTTGACCCCCGGCACGTTCGGGTTTACGTCGGCCTGCGATATCGGCACAGACGGCGCGCCGTCAAAAATGCTAGTTGGGCGCATCGCTGTCCGTCCGGTTGCGGCCAGTCCCAAACGACGGCCGCTAACAGCGTCCGCCACGTCACCGTGCTTCACGCCATCCGTCCCGTCGTACCGCGCTTGCCATAGACGCGTGAAATCGCCCGAGGTGACGCTATCAACGCCGCCGGGGAACTGCTTTTTCATTTCGGGCGTCATGTTGCCCCAAACCGCTTGCTTGGCGATCGCAGGCGATTTGTAATACTGCGAAATGTTCTCCCATGCCTTGCCTTCCGGATTGCGCAAATGCGCCTCTAACCCGGCTTCGCCTTGCTGGTGCATCAAGTAGACGTTTGACGCCGTGACGGGCAGGCCGTCTTTCTGCAGCTTCGCAGCGCGCGTCTGGATATCGGCCTTCAGCGCCGCTTGCGTCTGGCCCAAGTCGTCAGGGTCCGTAATCCCGTGGCGGCGCATTTCATCGTCCGACCACTGCCCATAACCTTTGTACGAACCCGTTTGCTGGCCGGGTCTAAAACCGCTTTCAATTTGAATTGTACGGTTAGCCGCGGCGTCCAACGCTTGCGGCGTATTCAACTGCATGCCCGGGGGCACGCCGTAGCGGCCTGGCGTTGGTCCGCCGGCCGGTGTCGCAACGGGAGAATTAGGACCGCCCGCGGGACCCGAGGAGGGCGGGGGTGACCCCGCGGGCGGATTGCCACTCGCGCCGGCAGGTGCGCTGGCAATTGGTTTATCGGTGTTGTCCTGGCCCGGCTGCGGGAAGGCCATCGGGGCGCGCGGACCTTGGGCGCCGTTGACGTTCGATCCCTGCTGAAAATAAATCCGTTGGTTACCGCGTACGAGGCTCGGGTACGAATTGAAACCGTTAACGGCGTCAATCCGGCCCTCTTCGTGGTAGCGCGAAACCTCCGCTTTCAAGTCCTTATCGAGCGGAATGTCTTCAAGCGGGCGGCCGATCTGTCCGGCGTATCGCATGGCGCCAGTCAAGCGGCCCGCGCCTTGCTCTTTCGCAAATTTATAGTTTTCCTGCGCGATTGCTTTCAGACCCGCCTTCGTTTCGTCGGAAATGCGCGCCGAGGGGGGCGGTTGTCCTACGCCGCCTTTGTTCTTCCAATTTTGGTATGCGCCCAGCTCGCCTTGCGCCTTGTTCAGCCACCCTTCGAAACTGCCTTGCTGGTCGCTAAACATCTTAGACAAACCCGTAGTGCCCGCCGCGGCCGACTTTTCCGCCACGTCACGGCCGACGCCGCCAAGCGTGTCTTTCAACAGCGCAATGCCGGCCGCCGACGTGTAATTGGCGTCGTTCGTCGCCTCATGCAGGAACTTGTTGGCGATGTTGTACTGATTAACCGCGCCTTTCACGTCTTCGCCGGCAAACATCTTATCGCTTTTTTCGAGACGTTCGGCCGACGACGCGTTCCAACCGCCTTGCGAGGGCGACAGGCCGAATTTGTCCGTACGTACGGAGCCGTTGGGGCCGACGACGCCGGGCTGCCCGTCCTGGCCGCGTATTTTGGCGTTTTTGCCGTCGAAAGCCGGCTCGCTTGTGCTTCCGAGCGTGATACCGGCCGCGATGCTGTCAGCCGCTTCTTTCGGCATGCCCTGGTCAAAATTGGTCATGTTCTGGTATTGGCGCAAATGCTGGTCAACGAATTGACGCATCTGCGCGAAGGCCGCGCCGTGCTTGGCCGACGCGGCAGTCCACTTCGCCGCAGTGTCCGGAATGCCGCCTTGCACGCCCTCTTGCCGCAAAGTCCTTTCGAGCGCGTCCCGGTCTTTGGGGTTTAGGCTTTTCAACGCGCTTTTGTACGCCGCTTGATTGTCGCCTGCGGCATTTAGCGCAGTCACGGCGTTGTTTGCCGTGGAAAGGTTGGTAGCCTGGCCTTGAATGAAATCGCCCGAGTAGTCCTGCAGCCACTCGGTTTTGCCGCGCGCCTGCAGCGCTTTGAACGCGTTCGGGTCGCCTTGTTTGTACTGTTCCAGCAAATAGTTATCGATCGTGTCGCCCGTCATATTCGGGTTGATCTGACTGGACGGCACGCCGAAGTTGGTCGCCTGCTTTTGGATATCCGTCTGTTGCTGTTGCTTCTCTTTCAGTTGCTGTAATTGCTGTGTTTTCTGTAGCGCTTCGTCGCGCGCTTTCTTCGCCCCGTCCGGGTCAAAGAAATTGGCGATCGGGCTCGCTCCGGCGGACCCGAGGCGACTGATATCCTGCTGTAGCTGGCTGGTCGCGTTGGCGATCGGCGATGCGTTAGGGTCGGGCGGCGCGTACGTGGGCCGACCAAAAGGCCCTACGCTCAACCCCGAACCAAACATGCCTTGGGGCGCCTGCGGAGCGGGTGCGCTGGGGTTCGGCGGTACGTCCGCGCCGCCCCCAGGCCCCGATAGCGGAGCACCACCAACCGAGGTTGGCCCAAAACTGCCGCCGAATGTGCTGGTATCGGACATAATGCGCGCTCCGTCGATTTGGTTCCGACGCTAACACGGTCGCGGCCAGATTGTCGAATGTATGACAATCCTTAGAGACTTATCAGACTACGGCCCCCGGGGCGGAAACCAGTTCTGACTGCCGAGCACGGGCCAGAAAATCCGCACAAGAATTAGGATTGCGATCAAAACGAACATCACCTTTAGGATTGTGATGACCATTAGCGGCAACGCAACGCCCAACTCAGCTAGAACCCAAATGCAGAGAAAAAACGCCAGCGCAACGCAACACAAGTAAAGCAGCGCGCGAATGATGGCTTCTATGATGCCCATGGGCAGTCCTCCGGGTGCGAATGAAACATGGCAACTAGGTGGCGACGCGAATGTTCCGCTTCCCTATATTTTGGTTATGAGGCCGCCTTTGGCGCCGGGGTCGTCCGCGTCGGGGATTGGGCCGTACGGACCATAGTTCTTCGGGTTGCGCGGTCCCGGCATCATGGCGTTGCAGCACCCTTTCGGGTTGACGTTCTTATCGAGCTGGAATTGCAGCGGCAGGATACGGGTTAGCTGCGCGTAAAAATCGCAATGCAAGTGCTTGGGGTCACGGTCGTCAAATTCGCGGCAGTTTTCGCAGCGGACTTGCTCGTCCACAAAGCCTAGCTCAACCTTTCGGTACTGGCCCGAGGGCTCAATGGTGGCTTGCGGCTTGCCCTGGCCGTACAGTACGCAACTGTCGTCGGCGTCCACCTTGTCGTCAGCCTGCAGGTAATAACAGCGCTTATTGCCCTTGCCCCAATTGTGGCACGAACCGCATTGCGCGTGATTAGCGACCTTGGGGTGTGGTTCCATGTAGGCAAAGGTCGATCGGTCGCGGGGGGTGCCGAGCGGCACGTCTTTGTTGAGGGTCAACCCGCTTCCGAAATGCTCGTATGCCATGGGCGACGAATACCACGACCGCGGGAACCTGTCACCTGCCAGATTTATTTGCGTCCTTAGGGAATAAAACGCTTCAGGCGCACCACCGCAATGACCGGCTCGCCCATTTGTCGCCGCACGCGTTTAATCAGGTCAATATCTTGCACAAGGTAACTGCCATCTATTTTATGCCACGACTGCCAGCCGCGATGCTGCACTAAAATCCACGTCATGCCGGGGTCCGCTTGACCTGGCAGCGCCAGCCGGCGAGGTGATAGCCGAGCTCCATGTACGGGCTCAATGATAACCACGCCGGGATGGCTTCCATGGCGACGTTGCCGCTGCACTCTGCCATGGTGGCTTGATCGGTGACAACGACCTCCGTGCACTCCCCGCCGTACGCCTTGCACAGCATGGCGATAACCGAAACCAGCTCTTTCATACGGGCTCCATTGAGTTCTGTTCTAGCGTCGTTTCCTTACCGGCGTAGCCCGTAGCGATCAGCGCCCGCGCGACTAGGTGCCATACATGGATGGAAAGGCGCGGGTAGTTCGTCACCTTGCCTGAACGCTGTACTCTGCGTTTGTCCAGCGCCGCCTTATCGCGACCGCGCAACGTTTCCACGCCGTAGTCGCCTTTGGTCGCGGTGCCGCCTTCGTTGGAAATGTGCATGCGCGCCAGCTCTGTTACCTGTCCAGTGATTGCGCTGTGTAACTCCACGCGAACGACGATCATGGTGCGATCTACCTCCGCTCTCGCGCTGTCTTGATTGCCGCACATTTTCGACTGCAAAACCGGCGCTTTTCGAAAGCCTTGCGTGTCTCTACCTCGCCGGTTGCCGGCCGCACGCGCAATTTGAACGGCTTTCCGCAGTTGGCACAGGGCTTTTCGAGTAGCCCTTCTTTCATGGCATCTTGTCCGATTGTTTGAGGCACCAATC